TTAACTGGCTTTTTTGATCTGCGGGAGATCGAAGGCTTTGCGCAATGCGCGGACAAACGCTTTGTCATGGCAGATGGTTTTACCCGGGCTGTCGGAGAGTTTCGCCACCGGCTTGCCGTTACATTCCACCAGCTTTATCACAATATTCAGAGGTTTTACCTGAGGAATGTCGCAGGTCAAACGGGTACCAATCCCGAAGCTCAGGTTCACTCGGGTGTTGAAATGGCGATAAAGTTCAACCGCTTTCGACAGGTCAAGATTATCGGAGAAAACCAGCACCTTACTCATCGGGTCAATGCCGAGTTTTTGGTAATGGGCTATCGCCTTCTCGCCCCATTCAACCGGGTCCCCGGAATCGTGGCGTAACCCCTGATAACGCTCAGCAAACTCGGGTCCGAAGTCACGCAGGAAGGCATCCATCGTAATGCAGTCGGTGAGGGCGATCCCGAGTTGATTCGGGTACTCCTCAAGCCATGCGGCGAGGGCCGCGCGCTGGCTGTTAGCCAGATCCGGGCTGATTTGCTGATGCGCCTGGAACCACTCGTGCGCCTGGGTGCCCATCGGCGTCAGGTTGAGGCGACGCGCCAGGTCGTAGTTACTGGTGCCCACGAACCACGGCTCCTGCTGCAGACGTTTAACGATGGCCTGCTGAACCTCGCGAGAGAAACGGCGACGGGTGCCGAAATCCATCAGGCGGAAGCGGGACATATCCAGCCCTTCGGTCAGCGTGGTGAAGGCTGCAAGTTTATTTTCCAGCGAGGCGACCGCCTGGGTGACACCCATTTCCGGCGAACGGTAGCGGTGAGCCAACTCGCTGATCACTGCCAGCAGCGGCACTTCCCACATGATCACTTCCCGCCACGGACCTTCAAGGCGAATATCCAGCTTGCCGTTCTCGTTGGTCACGGTGACCTGCTCCGGCTTATAGCGGAAATCACGCAGCCAGTTCAGGTAATCGGTTTTAAAGAAAGGCAGGCCAGAAAGCCACTGGTATTCATCGTCCTGCAGCGTCAGATGCTGCATCGCATCGACCTGTTCACGAATGGAGTCTGCGTAGATACCGAGCAAATCGTCACCACGGCAGCGGAATTCCGCCGCGACGTGAACGTCATAGTAATGGTGGAAAACGGCTTGCTGCATATGCAGTTTATACGCGTCGGTATCCAGCAACGTATGCAGAACCGGAGAAGCGAATTGAGTCATAGGTGCGCTGTAGCATCCTCTCACGGGAGCGTTTAGTACAATAAACAACTCCGGAGTATACCTTGTTTAGTGATTTATTGAACCCCGATCACAACATAAGCACACTTTATGGTCGAGGGCATTTTGTGCCCCGTGTTATACAAATGTAGCAGAAGACCTACTAACCACTTGAATTTATGTAATTCTACTTTGCTACCACCGTGCTATGGGGCAGGGATGGGGCAAAACGTGAAAGTGCCTGGTTGAGCAATGAAACCTGCTCGGCGTTCTTCTCTGACATCCACTTCCCATAGACCTTGTAAACCATCTGGGCATCGGTATGCCCCATCTGAGTGGCTATAAAATTCGGGTTCGCTCCGGCTGACAATGACCAGCACGCGTAAGTATGTCGTGACTGGTAAGCATTGCGATACCGTAACCGTGCGCGCTTGATGACAGCGGACCAAATTTTATTAATGGAATTAACCGGGTAATGATATCCTGTCCTGGCGCCACGCTTGGTACATTGCGGACTGAAAACGAATGTGCACGGGTGAGTGACTGACTGGCCATACTCCCGTAAATGCACATCTATTTCATACTGCTTTCCAAGTCGCGTCAGCTGGGCCTGACTTTTGAGAGCGTCAATAGCTGGTTGAATGAGAAAAATCACCCTGTCTGTACCTGCCTCGGTTTTTGGCAGGGTGAACTCATTTGTTTGAGTGTGGTTGCGCCTAACTGTCAGCGTGCCAGCTTTCAAATCAATATCTTCCCATGCCAAACCGCATAGCTCCCCATGCCTCATACCGGTGTAGACCGCCAGTGACCACAAATTTTTCATTTGTACGTGCTGGCAGGCCTCAATAAAACGAATAAACTCATCGGTACTAAGCGGATCAGGTTCACCTTTCGCCTTTTTAAGACGGTTCATTCCGCTAAACGGGTTTTCTTTGGCATAGCCATTGTCTGCACCAAACTGAAAAATCTCAGCCATCAGCGTCATGTAATTGTTCACCGTGGAAGACTTTCTTCCTTTTAGAGCGGTGCGGTGATCCTTCTTCATTACATGATAGCCCGTCAGTAATTCCTTCCTTACGTAAAGCAGATCCTCAGTAGTCACAGCCGATACCAGTTTTCTCTCGCCTATACGTGGCAACATGTTTTTGATAATCGACGCGTACCTACTCATAGTGTTTGAGCTGATTTCCACCCTCTTCAGCTCTGACCATTTTTTGGTAAGCTCCAGCACAGTAATCTCCTTACTATCCTGGCCGAACCGGGCAAGGTTCGGTGAGTTCGGGAACTTTTCAGCATAATTGAAGTTTCCCATTCGTATCGCAAAGCAAACCGAGGAACGCAACTCCCCGGCAATTTTACGATTTTTGGCAGTGTCAGGAACACTGAGGTTTTCCCTGACCCTTTTGCCTTTATATACAAACCAGACGCGGAGTGAGCCGCCGTGGTTTTCGACGCCTGTCGGGTATGATGCATTAACCATTAATCCCTCCTGACGTCCAGGAGCGTGGACGAGTGTACTGCCTTTCATGCTGTCTTCGCACCTGGTTGATTTTTTTTCTGAGCCTCGATCCACTGATCTACGGCTTTCCTGTTGTACATGCATTCGCTCGATGGCTTTGGGTTTCCATCTGGTGAAATGTGCAGGTACTCGCGGCCCAGCAGCCAGGATTCTTTTCTGGCTCGGGTGATGGTTCCGGGCTTGAGCCCGGTAACCGCAATCAGAACCTTTTCGCTAACCCAGTCATTCGGCACCAGAAGAATGATTTCAGCACTGGTTTGCATGGATCTCCTCCACTTTCTCTTTTGCCAGACGCACGCAACGCGCAAAAGAGGAGGGTGTTACAATTTCGCGAAGAGCCTGAACCAGAAAATCATTGTGCTGCTGGTGCAGCTGCAGGTTTCGTTCCTTTTCCTCATGTCGTAGGATCGCCAGACGAGCAGTGATGATGCGACGCTTCCCTTTGATCACCCGTAGCGCGTTTTCAGCCTTTTTCCGCCATGCGCTCCAATCGCTGCAGCTGTTAGATCTCGCCAGCTGCTCTTCAATGCTTAACTGCGCTTCTTCTGCGTTAACAAGCTGCTGCAGGCAGTCGCTGATAGTGTTCAGGTTGTCTGTCTCAACGAAGAATTTGTGCATTATTAACCCTCCCACCCAATCGCCTGGAACAGGCCCATTTTAGGGTGATACCAGCGGGTGCCGCGCGGTTCAGCTTCTGACATCATCTGGCGGAACGCGGCTATAAACGCTTCCAGCTCGACGATGGCCCTGCGAGACAACAGCCCGTCTGGGGTCATAAATTCGTGCGTGTCTGTCGGGATGCGATAGGCATTGACCAGATTCCGGCACTTAGCGTCACTCATTCCGCTTTTGGCTACCACCTGGCGGTAACCGACATATCCGGCGCGCATATTCCCGCGTTTAATGTTCTCGACCGCCTCTGTCACCGTATCGATCTGCGCTTCGACGTGATTCAGGCGCTTTTGCTGGCGAACAGCATCAGCAGCCATCGCGGCGATCATTTCTATTTCAGTCAGCGGCGCGCGAGTGCGGAAGTAGCTGTTAACAAGCTCGCGTTGAACGTGCCAGGACAGTGGATCGTTAAATGGTTTCGTCAGCATCAGATAGCCAGACTCAAAAAGAACAATCCCGGACGGTGCAAATTTCGAAAAAGTCCCTTCAGGGAGGTCCGTACGTATTACGTCCGAACCTAACTCTTCGTAATCCACACCTGCGATGAAATGTTCGCGATTACGGTTGAACGCTGCGCGCGCAGTGTCCTGCGGTCGGTTATGCACCTCATCGATCATTGCGAAAGTCACAACTCGCTGATCGCGGAATTCGACGGCTGGTAGTTGTTTGTTATTAATCGTTACTGTGTTCATCACCATTCTCCTCAGTGCATCACCGGCATGTCAGGCATGCCTTCTTTTTGGATTTGTTCAATAAAGCTGTTGTGCAGCAGGTCGAAGCACTCTCTGCCCAGAGGCGACAACCTAAAGCCGCGTTCGTCGTCAGTCACAACCATGTCCTGGTACATCCGCAGCGCCAGCTTCTGCCCAATCTGCAGGCCGTATTTTTCGATGGCGCAGCCCTCAACATGATTTGCGAGCGCGAATCGCTCCGGTCCTGGGTAGACGCTGATTGAGCCGCACTTGCCGGAGTAGATAACGGCTGTGTCAAAGCCGCCTTCGTCATTGGCTACATCAATGGTCCCGTTCTTCTCCTGTTCCTCAGTAATGAAGACGGCGATGAGCAACCAACGCCATACGATTATTTCCTTCTCAATGCCAAGAGTGATCCAGCCGCTTTCTACCGCCTCCATGATGCAAGCCAACATGTCCATCCCTTCCGCGATGTTTTTGTCACAGTGACCTTTGTCGAGCTGGCGAATAGCTACTGAATACCCGATAACTCTGTTTCCATAACGGATGCCAATTGATGTGGGCTCCGGGTTAAAGACTGAATCAACCATTAATGCACTCCTTCTGGTTTGCATGCTTGCAGTGCATCAACCTCTTTAACGAATCGTTCATGCATCGCGTCCCACTTCCCGAGCCACTTAAGTGCTTCGCGCTTGCGTTCCAGAATTCGGCGAATGCGCCGCATGCATCGGTTATGTGCAAAGAGATATTGCTGTGTGTGCTGGCCCATGCGATTGACGAGCACACCATTGCTGAAAACAGGCTCGCCTGGTTCGTTGGTGTTCAAACCGGCACGGTGAAAAGTTTTGGTTACCATGTAGTGAGCAAGGTTGCTGATCGCCGCGCTCTTGCTGAGGAAACGGCGCGAGTATCCGTGTCTTGATACGACGTAAACAGGCTGCAGCTCTTTGGTAAAGGCGCTGTCAATTGAGGTGGTGCTGATGCGTTTATCGTTCATTTCCGGTCCTTAACTTTGCTGTATCGTTCGTGACTCATTACTTCCCAGTTCTTTCCGCCATCGCGGGATAGCAGACGCCAGCGGTGATTAACCTTGAGGCTCAAATTACCGGAGCCGTGCATACGGCAGGGGTGAATGCGCCTTGCCCTGAACTGGCTTAAAATGTGTGTTGCTTTGAGGTGAACCCACTCAGGAATTCGTATCGCTGTAAGTGCCATCAGATCCACCCAATTTCATGACCCTCCGTTTTCGGAGCCTCCACTTTTAGTTTTTTGACGAACTCAACCAGCTCAGAAATGAGCTCGTCGATTAACTCCTTCCCGCTATCCGTAAGGAATTCACCGCTGCCATTTACATCAACAGCGCTGCTGTAAATTCCCCTGATAGCTTTTACGCCTTCGACATTCCCGTACTCACTGATCGCGAGCCTTTCGAATTTCCGTAATAATCCATCGAGAAGAATCTCTGTTAACTCGACCGTATTAATACCGCCTTTATTGAGCTTAATAACAAGGCAGTTACTGCCTGTTTTACGCTGGTGGCGTAGTAACGCAGCCTTTAAAATTCTGCGGCGATAAGTTTCAATTACATTGTTTTTCACGGCGTTCAAACTCCGAATCCATCCATATTGAAACCTGAGCCGATAAATCAAGGCAGAGGCCAGACAGGGAAATTATTTTCTCGATATCCATATCAATAATATTGGAGTTAATTAATTCCATTAATTGATACAGGTTATCTGCTGTTCTTTTTGCGGTTTCTAGAGAGCTGTCTTTACTGAGCATATTCAGACCCCGTAAGCTTTGCGCATGAAAAGGTTAGAGATATGGCGGTATTCCTCACCATAGGTCGCGAAGAAAAGCCGTGCTGTTAAATACGCAGATTTATCTTTGATGAATGTCATTTTTAACCTAATCCTGTTTTCAGGTTGCAGGAAGCCAAACCAGTGAAGGTGTTATTTGTTTTATTGTTTAGCGTTACTTATTGAATTCGATCTTGTCCGCTTTAGAGCTAATAATGCTCTGCATTTCATCCAGTTTTTTGGAGACGAGACTTAAAACCCCAATTGAGTTTGATTCTGTTGGTATATCATCCATTGAATTATAAACGGCAAGCTTACAATCGCCGATATCACAAGCCCAAGAGTTAAGTTGATTAGCTAGCGCTGTTAGCGACTCTAATTTTTGTCCCCGTTGACATTCAGCTCCAGCATGGATGCTAAGTTGCTCCACATACTCGTAAGCAGTTTGGCTGGTCTTTAGCATAGAACGAATCAGGCAGGAAATTGTGTTATCGGCTTCCGGTGAAAATTCATTTATGCGGTAAATAACCTCCAGTAACGAAGCATTCTCAGTGATTTCCGCAGCAATATCATTTAGCATTTCGATTGGATTTTTCATTATCGTTTATCCCATTCATTTTTATGGGCCTCGTTTGCATAGTTGCAGACAAACGCGAGAAGAATGTCGCTAATTTCTCTATACTCGTCATCATCAACCGCCGATAACAAACTAGCCGCTTCAACAATCAAGGACATATTCTTGAAGGCATCACAAGGATGGATGGACAACCCCTTAAATGTTTTTATCTTCTGAGACATTTTCTATCACCTCTGAGTTGATTTGATAGAATGATGATAGAGCCTGCTATTGGCCTTTGCAATAGGTATTGCTATTTAAATTGCTATTGATTTTTATGTCATTGATATCAAAAATAAAAAAAATCTATTGCTGATGTGTTTGTAACAGCACGGTAGAAATAATTGTCCTTTAGACAGTGATCTACCAATACATGAGATATCGGGAGTTGGAGCATCGAAGCTTGAGAATAAAATGGACTGTGAAAGGGCGAGATACTCGCAGAGAGCAAGAGGGTAGGAGTTCCGATCAGGTAGTCGCCCGCCTGGTTGACTGGTGGTTACTATTGTGGGGGCACATAGAAAACCCGGCGCACTGGCCGGGTTAAGAATCTACTCAGCTTGTTATGCGTAAGTTTTTTATTTTCATTTGCATTATTCACCCATGCTTCCTGTAGGTCTGCGGCATGCTGCCGATCACCTTTCCGAAGATGAAAATTTTGTTCATCTCTTCCTTCTCGATTGGTTCCCATGGTAGATAGGTATGGTTGTCAGAGATAACTAAGAGTTTGTCTTTCATCTTTTGTAAGCGCTTAACATGCGATGTGTCATCGTAGATGAACGCGTATATACCGTCGCCGTCGAAATGCTGAACGCTGATATCGACGAAGAGTAAGTCCCCTGGCTCTATGGTGCCAGACATGCTATCACCTCGAACGTTGATGATGCGTATCTGCTCCTGTTTCCGGCCATTAAACATTTGACGGGCATCTTCAACTGAGTATTCCACGGAGCGCAGCACCTCCACGAATTCGCTGTTAATTATGCCCGGGCCAGCACTTACGGTAAGGTCGAGTACGTTAACTCTGAAGATGGCTGGATCTTTTTTGTTATTCATCGGTGGGGGTGGTTGTTGGTCGTCACCCCTCATTGGTCCAGTACCGTTTGATAGCCACTCCGAACGAACACCCAGGGCATTAGCTATTTCAACGATTTTAGTTGTGCCTCTAGCATTTCCAGATGTTATTCGCCATATGGTTGGTTGTGCCATATTCGCCGCTTTGGCTAACTGACCCTGGCTCATGCCCATCTCATGCATTGCGTAATTAAGTCTGTCAGCTAGCGTCTTAAGTGTTCTCTCTTGCATATTTATAGCCTCCGCTATCACATTCTAGTCAAGCATGATAAACAAGTCTATTGCTCATTCCAATAGCAATTGCTATCATAATTTCGATAGCAACTGAACGGGATTAGCAAAAAATGAAATCAGCAATTGAAAGAGCTATTGATGCTGCTGGAGGAGTAAATGCTCTAGCTCGCGCTATAGGTGTAAAACAACCCTCTGTATCTCGCTGGAGAAAGGTTGGTGTTGTTGGGGTGGAACATGTGCCTGATGTTGCGGCCTTTACTGGGATTCCCGCCCATGAACTGAGACCAGACAAACCAAAATTATTCCCTCACCCGGGCAATGAGGTGTGACATGTCACGGCATTATTGCGTCAGCGAACCTTTACTGGTGGCTGAATTCAGTAACGAAAATGAGTTGGCGGGTGTCGCATGAGCATGGAACTGATGGTTAAAGCAATGAAGGTCAAGGTGGGAAATCCACTGCGTAAGCTCGTGCTACTGAAGCTTGCAGATAACGCTAGTGACCATGGCGAGTGCTGGCCGAGCTATCAACACATCGCTGATCAGTGCGAAATCAGTAAGCGATCTGTGATGATTCACATTGATGCTTTATGTGAATGCGGCCTGGTAAAAAAAGAACTTCGCCCAGGTCCAAAAGGTAACTCAAGTAATGTATATCGCCTTGATTTCAGTAGTGCAGGAGATTCACTAGGGGGTAGTGCAAATCGTTCACTACATGGTGCAGCAGATTCACCCCGTAGTGCAGGAGGTTCACTAGGGGGTAGTGCAGGAGCTGCACCCAGAATCAGTCACTCTTTTGAACCAGTCAATGAATCAGTCATAGAACCTAAATATAACGGTTCATCTGATAACCATTCTGAAAATCGCTCTTCCAAAGAGAACTATTCCAACGAGTTCGAGCAGGCATGGCAGGCATACCCTAAACGTGCTGGCGGTAATTCTAAAGCTGCCGCCTGGAAAGCCTGGAAAGCTCGAATCAAAGACGGTGTTAACACTGAGGCAATGCTGGCTGGTGTAAACCGTTATGCAGGTTATGTCCGTGCTACAGGTAGCGCCGGAACGCAGTACGTGAAACAGGCGGCGACGTTCTTTGGTCCCGATCGGCATTTCGAAGAGTCATGGCAGGCGCCATCTGGTTCGGTAAGCGGTAGACCTGGTGGACTGCCGGTTTCGGGGTTTAGTGAACAAGACTATGGCCAATCAGACTGCAACTGGTAAGCAGGAGAAATCAAAATGCTGAGTATCAAACAACGCGAAGAAAGGGAAGCTCTAGTGGCAAAGCGCGAAGGGCTTCGTGAAGAGCTGGCGTTTGCTGTGGAACACAAAAAACCGTGGCAGTGGGGAAGCTGGGAGTCAGGGAACGTCCACGCCGCCGTCTGTGAAAAACATGGTGATTATCAGCGTATTTCCCTCACTGGAAAAGCCTATCGAGGCGTTGAAAATGTTAAGCACTCCCAATGCCCGGAGTGTGTGAAAGCGGAACTCGCTGGAATTGAATCCAGTCTGCGTACATTGCGAGTAGCCGACCTGATAGACAATGCCGGGATTGCACGACGGTTCGAAGCATGTGAATTCGATAACTACCAGGCCATCAATCAGGATGCCGCCAAAAATCTCGCGGCTTGTCAGCGTTATGCCAGCAGCTGGCCTGAGCGGCTTAATGCCGGTACCGGGCTTGTTATGACCGGCAATTGCGGCACCGGCAAAAACCACCTGGCAGTGGCTATGGCAAAGAGCATCATCCGTGATCACCTTGCGAATGTGGGAATCACCGATGTCATGCGCCTCACCCGAGCGGTAAAAAGCACATGGCGCCACAATGCCGAAACGACCGAGGAAGACGTCATTGAACGCTTTGCTTCACTGGATCTGCTGATTATCGACGAAGTTGGTGTTCAGTTCGGCAGCCCGACTGAAATGACCATCCTGCAGGAAATTATCAATGCCCGGTACGAAAGCATTTTGCCAACCATCCTGATCAGCAATCTCACATTTGATCAGCTGAAAGAGACTATTGGTGAGCGAATCGTGGACCGGGTTACAGATGGTGGCCGCAATCGTCTGGCATTTGGCTGGGGAAGTTTCCGTGCCATCGCGTCAGGAGTTGTAGCATGACTCCTGTCTGGAAAAATGAAGATCTGGAAGGTGCGGTGATCGGCGCAATTTTTCTGCGTGGAGCCGACCCTGAGGTACTGGATATTCTTTCCAGGGTGCCGGCCACCGCTTTCTCGGTACCGCAGTATCGGGAAATATATACTGGGATCTGCCGTCAGGCGCGTGGAGCTGGCGTTATTGACCCTGTACTGCTCTGCGAAAACATGCCAAAGCACAGCGCAATCATTATGGATTCGAGCCGTATCGCATGGGCCAAGTCGGCGCTTGTGTCATACGTTGCCACGCTTGAGCGTAATGCAGCTGTTCGTGATGCCGAAGCTGTGATTGAAAGGGCGCTGGCTGATCTCCGGAGTGCTCACAATGGTGATGCGGCTTTATCGGCATTCAGGGCTGCACAGAACAGCATTGCCGCAATTTCTCTCGAAGAAAAGACCGTTCAGCCAGTTCATATCGACGACATTCTTCCTGCTGTAGTGGATCGGGTAGATGCACGCAACCGCGGCCTCGAAGAAGCCAGAAGCCTCATGACGGGCATTGAAGAGCTTGATGCAAAGACTGGAGGCATTGAACCAACAGACCTGGTGTTTATCGCTGCGCGGCCGTCGATGGGTAAAACTGAATTGGCGCTGGATATCATCGACAAAGTTTCTGAGCAGGGCCGCGGTGTGCTGTTCTTCAGCATGGAAATGCCAAATATCCAGATCGGTGAGCGAATGGTATCTGCTGCGGGTGGTATGTCTGTTTCACGCCTGAAAAAGGCTGCTGATTTTGAGGATGAGGACTGGGCCAGGCTGACAAACGGTGTAGAACGGCTGACTGGTCGTAGCATCTGGATGGTTGATTCCACCGATCTGACAGTAGATCAGATTCAACAGATAGCTACCCGCCTGCAACTGGCGCATCCGGAAATAGCGCTGGTGGTGGTGGATTATCTGGCACTCATCAAAATCGAAAGCACTGCACGATATGACCTTGCCGTCGGCGAGGTGTCAAAAGGACTAAAACGTCTGGCTAAATCTAATAAAACGCCGGTGCTTGCCCTGAGCCAGCTTTCTCGTGGCGTTGAGTCGCGGCCCAATAAGCGACCGATGAACTCAGACCTCAAAAACTCGGGTGAGATCGAGGCAGATGCTGATCTGATCATGATGCTTTACCGCGACGAAGTTTATAACCCTGAGTCTCCAGCGAAAGGGATCGCGGAAATTAACGTGACCAAACAGCGAAACGGTGAACTAGGCACGATTTACCGTCGATTCTATAACGGGCACTTCCTGCCAATTGACCAGGAGTTAGCAAAGCAGCGTTCGGCGCCACAGCAGAAAACTCAAACCAGACGATACGCAAAAGATAGGCAATCCAGCAATGCAGACTATTAAAACCATTAAAACAGCGGGGGCAAGCGCATGAAGTTGGAAGCATCACTCAAACATTTTAGTCCTCAGGGCATGCAGATTAGCGACGATGTAAATAAAACAGGAGCAAAAACCAATGCGTGACATGTACGAAGTATTAGACCGCTGGGGCGCATGGGCTGCTGCAGATAGTAGTGGGGTAGACTGGCAACCAATCGCAGCCGGTTTCAAAGGGCTTCTGCCACATGGTAAGAAGTCACGTCTTCAATGTGACGATGATGAAGGGATTATGATTGATGGATGTGTGGCTCGCTTGAAGAAATACAGAGCTGAAGAGCACGAGCTCGTTATAGCTCACTTTGTCATAGGCATCTCGTTGCGGGCGATAGCGAAGAAGCGTAAATGTTCGGATGGTACTATCAGGAAGGAATTGCAGACTGCACTGGGGTTTATTGATGGATGCTTAGCAATGCTGGCGCCAGCTAAGTTTTAGAGAAAAAGGGTTAGCCTAAATATTATCAAAATTACATAAGTTTTTTTAGGGTCGCATTGGTTCTCTTGTTCTGAGCTTTGCGACTTTTTATTATTGCTTCAAAATCATTGACTTCTTTCACGCCAAGTACTGAAGGGATGAATGAGTAAAGTGAAATTATGACTGTAACTACTGCGAGGTTACTCAACTTATGTGCAACGGATGTTACTTCAGTCAACTGGCCTGAAAGGCTAAGCACTGCCATAAAGGCAACTATTATGATTTGAATAATCATTGTGGCAATACATAAATTCCTCTTATGGTTGATGAGGCGCCTTAATCTTCTGGCCTCATCTTTGCTTAAGTCCTCAGCAACGTTTTTTGTAGTTTCAGATAGTTTGTGAAACAGTGTAATACTGTAAGCAATAGGGGCAACAAGGATAGTGATGATGCCCCAGGGAATTGAAGTCATGGCGACAAAACGGTCTGCAATCTCCCAGGAGCCAAACGACAGCAACGCAATTACTACCAAGTGAAATGCAGCACTTGGTTGAAAATTTGTTGCTTTTTGTGTCGCGTCTTTAGTCATCAGTGTGTTCAATTTGCCCGGCATTAACTAAGGTTAATAACCACTCATGCATTTGGCTATAAAGCTCATGTTCATCAATTAAACTATTGTAAGTGGTTAGTTTTACAGTATTCCACAAACGGATATCTTTTCCTGTAAGTTTAGTACCTCCAACCATTTCCACAGTAACATCTTCATCTGGGTAATGCCTCGTCGCATCAACAAGATTGCGAAGCATACGCTCACCGCTATCTGAAGTTTTTCTTTTGTAAGTGATCTTTAAGGTTACTTCTAAGTTGGCATCGTCAAGGCAGTCAACCAGATTACTAGATTTGATGAAATTTTCCCATCGCTCTGCCAACATTACTTTGAGCATATCGGAAGCCGTGCCAGTTGGAACCCAGCTTGGGGCCTGACTGCCATTGCTCATATCGTTTACAGCAGATACAGGAGCACCGATTGACACTGATTTTACAGGTCGTTTAAGTACCTGCTCGATGATCTCTTCTTTCGGTTTATCGGAAACTTTAAGGATGCATTCTGGAGGTATGTTATTCGTAAGCGTTCCTAATAGCCACTTAAGATGAATCTCCAACTCTCTTGTAGTCAAAGCCCGAGATTGCATCACAACGATGCTATTCCCGAACACCCCAAAGTAAAGAATAGAATCTATAAACTCTCTTATGATCTTTTCTTGCTCAGACTGAACGATATCTGCCTGTTCATCGGTCAGCTTAGATAATTCCACAGAAGTTACAGACCTGATCTCATAAGATTCAGCATCATTTTTGAGTTGAATATATCGTTGTGAATGACCCGGTTCAAAGGCTACTAGTTGGCAAAAAAGAACCCCATTGAAGACTTCACTTTTATTGATCAAACGAAACAAATTTTCTTCATCTGGGTTCACTAACTCTTTGCGAACATCAGCTTTAGGATGCTTTTTCATAATATCTGAAAGCATATCCTGCAGTGTCTTTGTTGCCCCAGTAATTGTTACATCTTTGTAAATTATCTTCTTGTTCTTAACTTCTTTTGACATATGTGTTCCTTAGCCCAAGCTTATTGCTAAGATCATGCTGTGCGAAAAATCAGCGGTTCAAAGTTGAACCGTATAATTTCATTAAGATTAATTAAAATACTATAAAATTTAACTAATGCGTACGCAATAATCATTGTAACCTGTTAAGAGTGGTCACTTCGACACACAGCTTAATCCTCAGAAACTGACGTTCAGAGGTTAACGCTCACTTTTTGTACCCCCCGCGCTGTCCCAGCAGAACTTGCACTAGAGTGTACAAATGAGCGCTGTAATCTTGATTACAAGTCGGCAACCCCAGGGTTAAACATTTTCCATTTGAAAATCGACCAGAAGCTAAAGCTGCTCTAAACAGAGAGCAAAGTTAATATAAAAATCAAACGTCTAAAGGTTGTAGTTTTGTTCCGTTCATTGCATTTTTTTGTGCTTTTTTGTTTTGATTAAGCGTATATATTTTCCGCTCGCAACTGAGATGGCGTTGCAGCTTCTGGCGGAAATGAATCCTTCAGCTGGTGGCGGAGCTGTAGCGCCATCTCAGTTGCGGTGAATCCCCCTATGCGGCGGGGCTATTTAGCCTGATTGAAAAGTCTTGCATCCCAGAACGCGCACCAGTTGTGGCCAAGAATTGTTGCACCGGGAGGCACCCGGCACCGCAATATCTCAGGCCCTTTAGCTCAGTGGTAAGAGCGAGCGACTCATAATCGCCAGGTCGTTGGTTCAATCCCAACAAGGGCCACCATCCGCCATTACATCATCTGGAATAAGTGGAACGTGCAATCTCTGCTATATAGAATTGACTGGCTGATTTCCATTGGTGATGGTGAAATTAATGTCCGCGTATACACTGAGGAGTGTTATTACTCAGTATCATCCTTCGTTATTTTTACTGTGATTAAATCAATTTTAACGGATTAATTATGAATAAACTTATTTCGTCTGCGATTTTTACTGTTAGTGCACTCTTTTCTTCCTGTGCATTTTCAATCGCTCCTGCTGATGTAGCGGTAGAGCTAAACGATCGTTTTAACTCCGTAGGTGCGGAATGTTCTGATAAACCCGGTTATGCATGTAGCGGTATTCTTATTCATACTAAGGACAGCTCCGCTGGCGGACTAACAGGAATTGAAGTTACAGACCATGGCAAGGAACGAGGTACGGTATCATTTTCCTTCCTGAGAAAAGATTTACGTATTAATTTACCCAATTATAATCCTATATGGGGCTTCAGTAACTATTCCGGTATAATAATGTCAGGAAAAGTTTATGATATGGATTTGCCACTATTTTGTTTGTATGCCCTGGATGCTGATAGCGACATGCGTGGCGGTAATGGGTGTGGCAGGCCGCCGTCAAAAAAAATTGAAAGCAAGTTAGTAGATTATAGTTACTGCAGAGAGGAAGGTGTCTTAACAGCTGAGCAATTGGTTGATAAATACTACCAAAGCAAAGAAACTTATATTGAAGCTTGTTCATGGTCTGCTGTTGATGCTGCCTCATTTAACGAATGGGCAAAAATACCTTCCCTGATTAAAAATTTAGACCTGTCATATGTCTCTTCTAATACTGAAGTTTTATTAAAAGAATGGTCAGCTATGCCACAAGGTGAAGTTCCGCTTGAGGCTTATTATTATGCTGCAAACTATAAAGGTAGTAGTGAATCAACTAACCGCGCTACCGCCCAGGGGCTGCAGAATGAATATTTTAAACTGTATGGTAAGTTTATACCGGTAATCAAAATCGATATGGGCATTTTCTTAAATGGAGATGCTGGTTCGAGACTGGAGCCTTTCATTTATGATGCAAATGATCAGGTCGTTTCCCCTCAGCAAAATTAAAGAATGCTAAAATCCCTTAAAGTCCCGGCATCTGTCGGGGCTTTTTTTCTGCACAACAGGTAATCACTCTCCCCCCTTATGGGACTTGTGAGACTTTCGAAAGAAAGCCAGGAGCGGCAATATGGTGATGACAGGCCTGCTGCCCCTGTGTAAAAAGGCATCTTAATTGGTGCCTTTGTCATGTCTGAAGCGCAGATATTATTTCAGAGAGATATCGATAACTCGGTTCCACTAAAACCATATTATTTGCATGATTATTTTGACTTATGTATCATCCCACTCACGGCCCTTTAGCTCAGTTGGTTAGATCGTGCAACTCATAGCTGCTCGGTCGCTGGTTCAAGTCCAGCAAGGGCCACCAACGCCGACTTAGCTCAGTAGGTAGAGCAACTGACTTGTAATCAGTAGGTCACCAGTTCGATTCCGGTAGTCGGCACCAAATGCGGTCATGGTATAATGGCTATTATCTCAGCTTTCCAAGCTGATGATGCGGGTTCGATTTTCGCTGCCCGCGCCAGTTAAAGCTTTTCGGTCTGCGATGATAGGTTTCCCGGAGTGACTGAAAAGTGTCCCGGTTTTGAATGGGCGCTGCTTTTTGCAAAATTGCTGTGTGAAAATACTGACCTTTGGGTTCAGCGCTCATCCAAAAGCATCTCGTCAAAATCCAATTAACCTCGGGTGGTTTGTTGGATGAGGTGCCTCTAAATTCAAATAGCCTCGCTTCGGCGGGGTTTTTTTATTCCCGCGCCAGGCGCATCTAATTAACGCCACCGGAGTGCCGGTCAGGCACAACGGAACTCTATGGACGAAACACAAAAAGAGGCTGGCCGCGCGCTGGCGGTCATTCGCTACGTCAATACCTGGAAGAAGCTGATTATCTTTATGGTGCTGGTAACGTTCTGCGCATCCGGTTACGCGGTATGGGATTACCGGCGCGAGCTTGCCTTCTGGGCGATGGCGAGTTTTGGCAATCCACGCATTGATGAGGAGCGCGTAGAGCCTGAGGTCACATCGCTGATGGCTGATACGACTGCGCTCAGTGCGGCTGTGTGGTCGGTCAACCTTGAGAGCAACCAGCGCCGCGCGATATTCGTGCGTGTGCGTGACGAGCGCCTGGCAAATCAGGAAGGGACGGGAGACCTTGCCCTTCGCCCCCAGTCAAAGCTTACGGCTGAGATAATCGAGCTCATAAACAGCAAAACGAAATGCTGGCCTCACGTGGCAAATACCGTAGTTGGAAAGACGGCGCGCGAAGCGGGGGTGAAATGGGTATGTGCTGCTGCTATCCCTCCTCAGTTCGGGACGATGATTGGTATGCTGGCTGTGGGGTTTGCGGAGCAGCCAGAAAATGAGGACTACGTGAAGATGCGTATCCGGGATGCTGCTGAGAGGATTATCAGATAAAAAAAAGCCGCACAGGATGCGGCAGCGAAAAAGAACTTTTGCTTAATAGTATTACGTGGATTGCAACAAACGCTCTGATAATTACACATCCACCTGAATAAGAAAGATTATTTTTACAAAAACTAATATATCAAAATGGTAATTTTTATGAGCGATTTAAGCGAGCACTTCAGCAGGAGTGAGTTTGCATGTCGTTGCGGCTGTGGATTCGACAGCATTTCTCCTGAATTAATCACTGTGCTGGAAGATGTCCGCACGCACTTCGGCGCACCGGTGAAAATCAACAGCGGCTGCCGCTGCGAAAAGCACAATGCGAAGGTGGGCGGCGTGCCGAACTCCCAGCACGTACAGGGCATTGCTGCTGACATCGTTGTTTCTGGCCGTACCTCAGCGCTGGTGGCCGACTACCTCGAACGCAAATACCCGGACCGCTACGGCATTGGCCGCTACAGCACCTTCACGCACATCGACGTTCGCCAGGTCAAAGCGCGCTGGCGCGGATAAGACATCATCACCAACAAGCCTCGCCATCGTGCGGGGCTTTTTTGTACCCGAATTTCACCGCGCACCGCAGCGCATCTAATCAAGTCGAACCCAACCCTTTGAAATGAGCCTTTGAGGAATCCAGTTAGTGCTGGCGAGCCTCGACGGGCTGGTTTCCTATGCGGCAAAGGTTCATTCCAAAGTAAGGTAAACGCTATGCAATTAGTTGAAATCAAGAAACTCGAACTGGTCACCAACTCGGCTGTGATCGCCAGTGGCGTTATGAAGGATCACAAGCCAGTGATTCAACTCATCAGGAAGTACAAAGGCGACCTCGAAGAGTTTGGAAGGGTGGAATTTGAAATGCGACCCTTTCAAACGGATGGTGGCATGCAAAAGCAGGAAATTGCGCTGCTAAACGAACAGCAAACCACGCTACTGATCACCTACATGCGAAACAACGAAGTTGTCCGGGCATTCAAGAAGCGCCTGGTCGCTGAATTCTTCACTATGCGTAGCGCGCTGGCGAAGAAGAAGATGGATCGCAACTCCGCTCGGCTTGAGTACAAGCCAATGACCGATGCCATCAAGCATGAGCGAGAGGCCCAAGGTAAGCAGATTGCCCCGCATCACTTCAGCAATGAAGCCGACCTGATTAACCGGCTGGCGCTGGGCATGACGGCGGCCAAGTTCCGAGTGCATCACGAAATCGGTAAGAAAGAGCCGATCCGCGATTACCTTACTCCAGAGCAGATTCACTGCATCACTGAGTTGCAGCGCGCCAATACAGTATTCATCAGCATGGGCTGGGACTTTGAACAGCGGAAAGAAGTACTGCGCGGCATGTTCGAGCGCAATCATCGCCAGCCGCTTATAGAAGAACAGCATCACCTTGCGGCATAAACAAGCAGAGAGCCACTTTCACAACGGCTCTTCATTACAAAGCTCACCTGCTGGTGGGCTTGATAATGATTATCTGCAAAATTCACATTTAGTAGCGCAAGCTGCTTTGCGCCCACGTTGGCCAACTTCATTTCTCAGAGGATTATTCTGTTATGGCAATTATTCCCGGCGGTATGGGCGGCGGTGGTGCTGGTGCGCCCGGCCCTCAGGGTCCAGCTGGACCACAGGGGCCAGCAGGTCCAGCTGGTCTTGAGTGGCGCGGAGAGTGGTCGAGCACCACGGCTTATATCGTTGATGATGCCGTAGGTTATAACGGCGCATCGTATTTCTGTATCGCTGCAAACACCGGCAGCGCACCGACAGGGTTGCCTGATGATACCGCCTGGGCGCTTCTCGCTGCACAGGGGGCAATTGGCCCACAAGGCCCCGCAGGTCCGCAGGGTCCGCCCGGAACCCCAGCCCCCATTGTTGATACCTTCCAGCTGGATATTTTCAACTGGACGGGCAGCCAGACTGTAGTCAACGCCGCGTTTCTGAATTTCCTCTCCCTCGCTGGCATTACTCAGCAGGCGGGTGGAACCGCAGGCGTAACGGTTGCTGCAGGTGTGGCAAAACTCCCGGCAAAAACAAAGCCATCAGGCGTGACCTTCTCGTTTCGAATCACCGGAACGGTCGGCGGCTCATCCGGTACCGCCCGTGAATGGAAGTTCCAGACGCGCCGTGCAAACGGAACGACCATCATCGCCTCTACTGACGCCAGCAAGACGACGGGGAACAGCATTGATAACCGTGATTCGGTGCTGGAGTCCCACACGTCCGGAGCGTCTGACCCGTTCACAACAGAGGGCGTCATTGTTGGCCTGCAAAACGACAGCGGCACGACCCTCACCCTGACATCAGTATCTGTGCGCATTTATCGCCAGGTTAACGCGGAGTAATTCATGACAGTAAGCACGCGAATCATTTCCCTCGGCAGTGAATGGCAGCAGATAGCGGACGGTGCAACGACCTCGTTTATTCAGGTTAAGTCTGGTTTGCTTGAATACGTTGTCGCTGATGCAGTTCCTCCTGCTGGTACTGAGGGGCATACTTCACGATCAGAATTCACCGCCACACCTCCGACAAAAGTATGGGCCAAAGCGGGTGCATCGCTGCCGTGCAGGCTGGCTGTAACTCCATTCTGATGAAGACGTTTATCTGCGTCGCCAGCGGCCCTTCGCTGACGGCGAACGACTGCGCACTGGCCTCCGGCTCCGGTTATCCGGTTATTGCGGTTAATTCGAGCTGGAGGGCAGTGCCAGACTGCCAGCATATTTACGCAGCTGACTTTTCCTGGTGGGAACAGTATCACGACTCACTGACTGTCAGTGCTGAACGGTGGACCCAAAGCAAACGGGCAAATATCCGGTATGGTGTAAAGCTGTTCAGACCTTCAGAAAGCGGCCCGTTTAACTCGGGGCAGCGCGCAATCCAGCTTGCCGCTCATTTGGGCGCTGAAAAGGTGATCCTGCTGGGCTACGACTGCACCCTGGCAAGCGGCGCGCACTGGCACGGCAGCCACCCGGCAACGATGCACAATCCGGTGCCTCGGGAGGTAATCCGCTGGCATGACGATTTTTCTTCTTTGGCTGGTCAGCTGCCCGGCGTTGAAATCATTAACGCGTCACGGAATACCGCGCTTACCTGCTTTAGGCTCAGCACGCTGGAGGCTGAAATTTGACACCTGTGATTTTTGATGGAATGGCAGGCCTCGGTGATAACATTTACCAGAGGCCTTTTTTACGCCATTACCCCGGCGCTTATCTCCGGACTCCATGGCCTGAGATTTATAAAGGGCTGGATGTTAAGTGCATCAGAACCGGCACGCAGCTGCGCACCCAGCGCAAAAACGAAATCCATACCGATTATCAGTTTTTTGATGAACCGGACAATGCCAGGCGAGTGCGGATTGGGTACGGTCAAAAAGACATGGCCGCCGGCGGAATTGTTGACGCGTTCCGGCGCCAGTTTGGCGTTTCCGGACCACTTCAGTTTGATCTGCCCTCGTTTTCCGACTTCAACAAAAAAATCCCCTTTAATCGCCGCCTGGCGGTGATCCGGCCGGCGACGGTCAGGTCTGAGTGGGCAAGTGCGAGCCGGAACCCGGATCCCGTTTATCTCAATGCCGCAGCTACAGCTCTAAAAAAGAGCGGGTTTTACGTCATCAGCATTGCAGATCTGGAAAAAGGCGCAGAGTGGATAGTGGGCGAAGCGCCTCAGGCCGATCTCGTTCTTCACGGCGGGGAGCTAAGCCTGACGCAGCTGTGCACGCTCTATGAAAACGCCGCCTGCGTCGTGTCACCGGTGGGCTTTTCGCTGCCGATGGCGATCGCCTACAGGACGCCGCTGTTTGTCATTGCTGGTGGCCGTGGCGGTCACAACGCGCCGGAAATAGTGACAGACCCCGCGATGCCTTTGGATAACGTCCGGTGGGCAATCCCCAAAAATTATTGCCGCTGCATTGATGCCAGTCACGCATGCGATAAAGCGATAGATAGTTTCGATAAAAAAATAAACGGATGGTTGAATGAAATCGTTAAGTGATGATCTGCGCGGTCAGCTGATTTGGATCCCAGCACTTGGAATGGCGGTTCACCCGTCACCCGATGCGGATAAAAAATATGACGCTGATTATTTTGCGCATTATCAAACACTGGCCGACACGGAGATGGGGCGTGAACTTACCCGCGCCCGCATTGAAATGGTGGCTCGTCATTATGATGGCCCTGTTCTCGACGTCGGCATTGGCGCCGGGCAGTTTGTTGAGTCAAGGCCAGACACCACCGGTTACGACGTTAACCCCGCCGGGATTGACTGGCTGAAAGGCAGGGGATTGTGGGTAGACCTGCATAACGGCAGTTTTGACGCGCTTACGTTCTGGGATGCGCTGGAGCACTTTAGCGAGCCAGAAACAGCCGTTGCCCGCGCGCAGAAGTGGGTGTTTGTCTCCATCCCGGTATTCAGCGACCTTGACCATATTTTTGCCTCGAAACACTTCAAGCCAGGCGAGCATATCTATTACTGGACTCATGCTGGCCTGGTTGACTGGTTTTCTCGCCAGGGCTTTGCGCTGGTTGAGCACAACACGACAGAAAGCGATCTCGGTCGCGAAGGTATCAGCAGTTACGCGTTCCTCCGCAGGGAGTAAAATCCATGGCAAAACCGGACTGGGGAGCGCTGCAAAAACAGTTCCTCGCCGATCATGCTAAATCCGGTATCACCCCCAAAGACTGGTGTGACGAGCAGGGGCTAAAGTTTGCCAGCGCCAAACGTTACATAAAAATCGCAGGTTATAAAACTGCGAATTCGCAAAAAAAACAAACTGCGAATTCGCAGAAAAAGCCCTTAAAAAAAGCTGCGAATTCGCAGTCCAAAAAGCAGCAAAAAACCGAAGAAAAGTTATTCGAAAAGCTAGCTCTGACAATCGAATCTGAAACCCCGCAAGACGTATTCGAACCAGAAATGTTTGGGCTGAGCAGGCAGCAAGGGAATTTTGCCGAGTATGTTGCAAAGGGTAAGCCCCTCGTAGAGGCCTACCGCCTGGCTGAATATGAGTGTGAGGGAAAATATGCGCATCAGTCGGCGTCCAGGCTGTATAGGAATGTCAAGGTTCAGAGAGCTGTTCGCTGGCTGCGCGACAAAAACCAAAAACGCCTCGCACTAACTGAGAGAGAGATCATTCATCAGCTGTCTTCCATTGCCTCGATAGACGCCAACGCCTTCTCTCAAATTCGGCGGGTTAACTGCCGTTATTGCTGGGGGGAAGGGCATAAATACCAGTGGCGAGATATCGAAGAGCAACTGCAGGCAGAAAAGAGAGCTGAGGCTGATAATAAAGCCCCTCCGGATGTTTCTGGGGGGATAGGTTTTGTGGAGGTCATGGTACCGAACGATGAATGCCCTCGCTGCAATGGTGAGGGTGTAATGGATACATATTACGCCGACACCACGCAACTTGATGGTCCGGAGCGCTGGGCATACCTCGGCGTTGAGGAAACCATGAATGGACTGAAGGTTAAAATCGCCAGCCCTGAGGCGGCCCGTAAAGAGCTGCTTGCCTACCTAAAAGCCACGACAGGGAAATCGCCTGCAGGTGGTGCAGGAGCAGCAGGCGGTGATCGTGAAGACGATTATGATCGCGAATGGAAGCGGCTGCGTAACGAGAAGATTCAGGCCGAAATCGAACGCATACGCACCGGGGATAAAGAGAGCAGCCTGATTGTGGTTCACAATGCGCTACAGGTTCCCGGCGCGGTACAGCTCACGCAGGAGGATATGGACGAGGGCGATGAATAATGGCGGAGATATTCTGCAAGAAGCTCCACGTCGCACAGTCTCGAGTATGGACAGAGGGCAGTCAGCATCAGTACAACGCTGTGCGATGTGGGCGCCGCTGGGGTAAGACAGCAATCCTCGGCAATATCGCTATTTCTTATGTGACTTCGCAATTTAAAGAAACAGGCAGCGAACGGCTACAGGGCGGTATGGTTGGCATTTTCACTGCGGAGACCAAACAGCAGTCGGAGATTTTTGATTATCTGGTCGAAGCTTTAGAGCCGTTGATAAGACGTAAAAACAGTAGCAAAGGATACATACGGCTTAAAAATCGCGGCAAAATTGACTTCTGGGTAACGAACAACAACCCACTGGCCGGGCGTGGTCGTGAATACGACGTGGTGCTGATCGACGAAGCGGCGTTTACCAAATCGCCGGAAATGCTGGAAAGCACATGGCCTAAAGCAATAAAACCTACGCTCCTTACCCGCCGCGGGCGTGCCTGGGTGTTCTCTACGCCGAATGGTAATGATGACAGTAACTTCTTCTATGCGATCTGCAAAGATAAGTCCCTCGGATTTCATGAGCATTACGCACCAACATCCAGCAATCCATTCGTTCCACCAGAAGAGCTGGCGAAAGAAGAAGCCGCCAATGACCCACGCGTTTTCCGTCAGGAGTTTCTGGCTAAATTTGTCGACTGGTCCAAGGATGCGCTGCTGGATATCGACAAGTGGCTGGTGGATGGCAAGCCGGTAGCGATGCCGACCACCTGCGACATGATATTCGCAGTGATGGATACAGCCCTCAAAGGCGGTACCGAGAACGATGGCACAGGCATCGTGTACTTCGCTTATGAGCAGACGTACTCCGAGCCGAGGTTGACCATCATCGACTACGACATTACCCAGATACAGGCGTCGCTGCTGCCGGAGTACATGCCGGGCGTTTACAGCAACCTGGAGCGCCTGGCTAAGTTATGCCGTCCGCGCCTGGGCAGTCAGGGCGTTTTCATGGAAGACGCCGCTATGGGCGCCATTCTGAACCAGAAGGCACAAACAGAAGGGTGGCAGATGCAGCCCATCAAGTCGACGCTAACAGGTAAGGGAAAAGACGAGCGCGGCGTGCTGGCATCCGGCCACCACTACCTTGGGAAATGCAAAATTGCCCAGGAAGCCCACGAAAAAACGGTGAATTTCAAACAGGCCACCGCCAACCACCTCATGAAACAAGTCGCCAGTTTCCACCTGGCAGATCCCAAAGCGCATAAACGCGCTGACGACCTTTTCGATTGCTACACGTACGGCTTGATCATCGCGTTTGGCAATTACGAAGCACTGTAAACAGGAAGCCCCATGGCAGAGATTCAAATTGACTCAGCTCTTGGCTCTGCGCTGACAAAAATACTGGAGTCTGAAGAGATTCAGCCCGGGCAGGACGTCAGCTATGAGACCTGCAAGCTGTTATGGCAATTCCATCCGCTGGGTGGAAAGCTCGTCGAGAAGCCTATTTCGATGGCTATGTGCAAACCACGGCACTACAGCGTTGAAACGGACCCGGACGAGCGCGTAGTTCGTCGCTTCCAGGAGGTGTGGGAGCGTATGGAGATGAATGAGAAAATAAAAAATTTCTTCTTCATCTGCCGTTGCTACGGGGCGGCCGCGATCGGCGTTGGAACCACCACCACATCCTGCAAGGAACCGTTACCCACTTTCGGCCTGAGCGAGGAAGAGGTTTATATCAACGTGTGGGATCCGCTTAATGCGGCTGGCTCCATGGTCACCGACCAGAACCCCAACAGCCCCTATTTTCAGAAAGCCAACAGAACGCTGAAGATAGCGAGTAAAAACTGGCATCACTCCAGGACGCTGAAAATCTTTAACGGCACACCCATTTACCTGGAGTACCAGAATTCAGCGTTTGGCTTTACCGGGCGCAGCGTATTTCAGCGCGTGCTTTACTCGATGAAGTCCTATGTCGGAACGATGGTTGCTAACGACCTTGTGAGCCAAAAGGCCGGCGTGCTGGTGGCGAAGGTTCAGCAGAATGGTTCGGTGGTGGGCGGCATCATGGCGGCCGCCACTGGTAAAAAGCGCGAGTTTGTTAAAGAGGCACGCAATAAGGGTGTTTTAAGTATCACTCCGAGTGAGGATATCGAATCCCTGAACCTTCAGAACATTGATAGCGCCCTGAACACATCGCGCGACAACATCATTTCGGATATCGCCTCTGGTAGCGACGTGCCGGCAATCCTGATTAAGGAGGAGGCGTTTTCGAAGGGGTGGAGTGAAGGTTCCGAGGATTCCAAGGCGATCAGCCAGTACATAGACGGTGTTCGCCAGCTTATTGAACCAGTGATGGACTACTTCGAGAAGCTGGTTCAGTACATCGCCTGGAGCGAGGATTTTTACACCTCACTGAAAAATGATTATCCGGACATCATAAATGAAAACTACACCACGACATTTTACCGCTGGCGCCGGGAGTTTACGGCTAAGTGGCAGGAGCTGGTGGAGGAATCCCCTGATAAACGCCGCGAGGCAGACAGTAAGGTGATTCAGCAGGCGGTGACAGTTTATGCCGCGCTGTCCCCGACGCTTGATCCGGAAAATCGTGCCTCCCTGGCTGACTGGGTGGCGGGCGTCGCCAACGGCACGGCGACATATGGCGATCTGCCTCTGATTATTGATGTGGAAACGCTGGCTAAATACATCCCGCCAGCGCCTCAGGAGCAACCGAATGGCAACTACAAACCAGGCGGGGAAGAAGAGGAGAGTTAAAAGCCTCTATGAGGTGCTGACCGAGGCGGTAAATTACTACGTCAAAAAAGGGTGGGATTCTGAGCGATCGCTGCTTGAGTGGTCCAGAAAGCTGCGTGTGGCAGCCACGCGCGAATCACCATCCCCTGACATTTCCCGTAAGCACCTCACCGCAATATACAGCCGCCTCGTCGTTGATGGCGGCGCGCTGAAAGACCAGCCCCCTGAAGGACCCACACGCGTAACGCTGCAAAAGCTTAAGCCTGAGCTAAGAGACGAGCTCGATCGCCGCATCTTTGCCAGCGCCAATCTGATTCGCCTTAACCGCGAGCAGGCGGTTGAAAAAACGCTGCAGCGTTTTCAGGGGTGGGTGACGTCAATACCGCCAGACGGTGTCAGTGAGATCGATAAAAACGCGAAAAAGCAGGAGTTTAAAAAATCTGTCGCTGAGATGGATTTTATCAGCCGGCGCGTGGCCATCGACCAGGGGCATAAGCTCGCCAGTAACGTGAAATACCTGCTTTCAGTCCAGAGCGGGGCAATTGCATTCCGCTGGCACTCAAACTGGCGGCGGCCCGGATATAAATACCGGCCAGACCACAAAGAAAGAGACGATCTGATCTATCTGATAAGGGGATCGTGGGCTGATGAGAAAGGCTTCCTTAAGCCGGTCAACGGGTATTACGACGAAATTACCGCGGCGGGCGAGGAGGTTTATTGCAGCTGTCAAGTGTTCCCGATCTACGCCCCTCAAAAGCTGCCCATCGAATTTTTAACGGAGAAGGGTAAACGTGAATTTAACAGAGTTTGAAGCCGCGCAGTACATCCGGGACGGCACGCTGGCATCGCCAGTGAAGTTTTCAAATATGTGGCTGGTGAATCTCCGTATCACCGGGACAGGGGCCGCCTACCGCTACGGTCTTAAGGAGTTCGTCTGGCGCGACCCTTCGATTTATCTGAACGATGAATTTCTCGCTCGCTGCAATGGCCTGCCTGTTTTGTACGACCACGCAGAAAAAGCCCCGATGAGCGAAGAGGAGTTTAAAAAACGCTGCGTAGGTAGCGTGATGCTCCCCTACATAAAAGGCGATGAGGTTTGGGCGATCGTCCGAATTTACGTGAAGGAGGTTGTGGAGAAAATCGTCAAAGAGGAAACCTCGACCAGCCCGGCGGTAATTTTTGGCGGTGAATCCGGATGCATTGAACGAAGCGAGGGGGATTCCAATTTCCTCATCGAAGGGATCCCGTTCCTGCTCGACCACATTGCAGTAGTAACGAAAGACCACGGCTCCCTCGGAGTCTGGGACAAAGACGGTATCCCCGAGGGGATCGAGGTAACAAACAAAGGTGATATTGAGATGGACAAAGATGAAATGAAAGCTCTGCTCCGCGAGGCCGTTTCGGATGCCATGGGTGGGTTCAGCAACGAGCTCAAAACCATGTCCGCACGGATGGACTCGCAGGAGCAATGGATTAAGGCTCGTCAGGATGCCGACGAGAAAGCCAAGCAAGACGCCGAAGAAAAAGCCAAACAGGATGCTGCTGAGGCCGAAGAGAAGGCCAAGCAGGACGCAATGGAGAAAGAACGCCAGGACGCCGAGGAGGCTGAGGCAAGGAAAAAAGAGGAAGAAGAGAAGGCCAAACAGGATGCCGCTGAAGCGGAGGAGCGTGCGAAACAGGATGCTGAAGAGCAAGCCCGCGAAGACTCCGCCATGACTGAAGCCCGCGTCCGTTGCGATAGCGCCTATACCGCCTGCGGTAAGCGTGCGCCAGAGCCGTTCCGTGGTGAAAAGTCTCTGGATTATCGTAAGCGCGCCCTTATCGACCTGCAAAAATATTCGCCTGATAACAAAGATGTGAATATTCGCGCGGTGTCAGATGCCGCGGTGCTTACGGTTCTGGAAAAGGCCATTTATGCCGATGCCAGGAAAGCGATCGACGACGAGATGAACAACACGCAGGGTCAGTTGTTTAAGCGCGTTCGCAGCGATGAAGCCGGCCGCCAGATTACCGAATATCACGGCGATCCGCGCGCGTGGCTGTCTACCTTCCAGACTCAGCCTCGCGTTATGTCAAAAATCAACACACAAGGGAGCCTGAACAATGGCCGCTATTAATTTCGATCCATATAAAACGCAGGGCTCTTTTGCAGGGATGTTCAACGTTGAGTCACGCGGCCTGACGCAGGGCGATGCGCAGGACGATCCTGCCATCCGCCTGCAGCTGTGCTCTGGAGCGCTACACGACAGCGTTGACTCTCCGGTATGGGGCGGCGTGGGCGTTATCGAGTGTATCGCCAACCCTGCACAGAACGTTTCCGGCTCTGCCATCAAAAAAGCCACGGCGTCCGCATGTAACGCGTTTACGGTAGTAAATCAGGCTTACCACGGCATCACTACCGCCGGAAACTCGGTACCGCTCTATCCGGCCGGCGGCTCTGTTCACTATTACCGTGTCGGTTCCGGCGCGCGTATTGCTCTGCCAATCAGCGCTGCTGTTTCCGCCCTTGCGAATAGCGGTGATGAGCTGGTGGGGGCGGATGGTTTCGTCTGGGATATCCAGAACAACGTCATTGACGTCTACTCCAGCGCGACATCAGGCAATCCAAAGGTTGATATCAAGCTGCTGATGGTTTCCATGCAGGGCAACCTGACTGTCGAAAAAGATACCAGCGGCAATGTCACCTGGAACACTGATAAGCCGTGCGGCCTGTTTTTAATTTGAGGACTATTTAATGAGCGCATTCGCACCAGCGATTACTACAGTATCGCCGTCAATGATGCTGCCGGAAATTATCATGCAGTACGGCTTTTCCATTCGAATCAATCTGTTATCCTTTCCTTGCCTCCTCTTTTCTGTTTATTGTGCGGACTCTTTTTATACTGAAACGTTGTGAGTTTGTTCGTATGAATTTGCATCAACACAGCAAAAATTGGACTAGGCGGGGAATCACAAATTCAGGTGGCAGGGAGCTTTTGAGGCGGGGTAATTTCTATGACGGTAAGGCCACTAACAAACACAGAAGTTAAAAACGCGAAATGCAGGGGTAAGGATTACAGCCTTCATGATGGTTTTGGGCTTTTGCTGTATGTTTCTAAGGCTGGCGGGAAGTCCTGGCGTTTTAGGTACGTCCATCCCGTCAAAGGAAAGCGGCAGACGTTCACGATCGGCCGGTTCCCGGAGTTCACCCTTGCGGAGGCGAGGGAGGAGAGGGAGAGATTAAGAAGAATGGTGGCTCGGGGGATTGATCCCAATGAGGTAAAAAAAGAGGAAAGGCAGACTATTCGACTACAGCAAGCCCAAACGTTTAAAAATATATCAAGCGAATGGCTAAAGAGAAAAGAAAAAACAGGGATAACGAAGGGAACGTTTAAAGCGAATCAGATTTTAATTAACCATATAAATTCTTTTTGTGGTGATATGCCGTTACATCAACTGACAGCGCCGTTTATTATTGAAAAGTTAAACGCTTTCGGCGATAGGCTGTCAGTGGTAAATGGTATGATTACTTGTATAAATTCCGTCATGGGCTATGCAATAAATATTGGTGTGGTTTCGTCAAACCCCCTCGCAAGCATAAGGGCAGCTTTTTCCTCGCCGAAAAGAAATGCGCGCCCGACACTGGCAAAGTCGGATTTTCCTGAGTTTATGAAAAAATGGTATTTGGTTAACTGCAGCGAACCAATAAAACAGGCTTTGATATTCCAAATATTAACAATGGTACGACCTGCCGAAGCCTATGAAGCGAGGTGGGATGAAATCAGTATCGAAAAGCAATTATGGGTTATCCCTGAAAGCAGAATGAAGGAGAGGAAGGAACACCAGGTACCGCTTTCATCACAGGCTATCGAAGTTCTTACGCTTATGAAGCAATGGAGAAAAAATGAGTTTGTTTTCCCGTCACTAACGAAAGCACTTAGTAGTATTGATAAGAGCACGCCCGGCAGGTTGTTGCGCACCTCGGGGTATAAAAACGTAGTGGTCCCGCACGGGTTTAGATCGCTGGCGTCAACAGTGCTCAATGAAGAAGGCTTTAACCCTGATGTCATTGAATCAGCCCTGTCACATTGCAGCGGAGATCCGGTTAGAAATATTTACAACAGGACGAGTTATTTTGAAAAAAGAAAGATAATGATGCAGTGGTGGGGGGATTTTGTTGATTCCGCAAAAAGCGGCGCTTTGCTTGAAACAAGCGGTGACAAAGGTCTTAGAGTGATAGCTTGATTTTTAATTTTGTTAAAAGGTAGGTTTATAATGAGCGGTGAAATTATTCTTAAGTCAGAAGTAAAGGCGATGCTTAGATATAACTCAGATTCATCTTTCTATGAATTTTTAAAAGATGGAGAAAATAAATTTCCGTTGCCTTTTAAAATCGGCGGAAGAAATTGCTGGTACAAGGAAGAAGTTTCAGAGTGGATAAAGAGCAAAAGCGAAAAAAGAGGAATTTTCACGTATACAGAAGACAGGGTTAAGAGGATGCGCGGCGGGGCAGCTTAAAGACCAGTTTAAGCACACTCCAAATGTAGATCACCTTTCTATTTCCGAAAGGCCAGGCATGGCTATTTATTCTGGAACCGAATCAATGAAATGGGCTGGCGTCCGTCAGAACGTCAGCATAATCATGCGAAAAATGGCAATGCGGCGGCTAAGTTACTGGATTGAGAAACTGTAGCCGCACGCCATTCAAGAGAACCTTAAAATGAATGCAGACGTTTCAGCCGGGGTATCGGTAAAGGGATTCATGAACCGAGTAACCGAAAGTCACTCAGTTGGTAGATGGTCTCTGAACTGCGTCAATGAAATTGACTCGGTTAATAAACAATCAGCACCCGCGGCGGTTTTGGTGGGGATCGAAGATAGCAATGCGATGAAAGCAAAAAGCGCCCCATTGCTGGAGCGCCCTTGCGAACTGTTTTCCGAATGCTGCCGCGCCAGTGTTGGGGGTACTGACGCCGCCGATTCTACCAGCGCCAAACGGCGTGTAGCAAGCGATTTGAGAACACCCATTCAGCAGGATATTTCTCTGAAAAATGACGGTATTGCCAGCGGCTGGAAAGCAGGAAATAACGCCGATTGTGAAAGCACGGTCTTTTACCGCTGTTTGCTGGTGGTCAGCAGTAGCGCCAGGGATCCGCCAAAAAATCAGGAGGGCGCATCACGCCCAATATGGCATTTTTGGGCTAGTTATCCGGGTATCGTGAAGATATCATTTATCGGTTAAATTTTGGTTAATCTGCCGTGCATATGGACTTTAAGGGGCAATCATGTCTTTACAGGAAAGTAATATTGAAAAAAAAGTGAACAATGGTTATGCGTGGGGGCTTTTGCTTTTCTCCGCATCATCCGTGTTCGCTTCTGCGTTATATGTATTCTGGTATTTCATGTCGATAACAGCAGAGCAAGTGGCGATCGCGTTGGTTGCTTATACGGTTATTGGCCTGGTGTTGGCGACAAAGGATAGGCGTGAATTACTGACCTCTGGTTATGAAAACCCCCCATCCCGGTCATGGGTTTTGCTCATGGTGCCAGTTTATTTTTTATTGAGGCCTTACCCACTGGTTGGCAAGCGATCTTACTCCATTGTGATGTGTCTGGCCGTGTTCATTTTGCCGGTAGCCTTAGGCTTGCGCATGGCGAAATACGAAGACCTGGACGCAACCGCCTGCAAAGCAGTTACGCGGATTTTGAAGGAGCAAGCGCACAGTGAAAGGGAGTGCAGGGGGATTATCGACAGAGAAAAAATTTCCAGCGGTTTTTATACAGCTCGCGCCGTTCTTGATAGCGGAGCCAAAATTGATGTCAGCATAGAAGAGCAGGAAGATAATAATATCTATGTGAAAATAAAAAGCTTTAAAGATTAAACAACCCCTATAAAAAAAGGGCGCGTATCAATAACGCGCCCTTTTGCTATCTGCCAGCGTGGATCACTCCCCTGGCGTTTCTGCCTTTGCCTTTCGGCGCTGCCGGCGCTTTATCTCACCCTGCATTGCGGTAACGATAAATTGGCCGGTTGTTTCACCATCAAGCTTCACCGACTCCATACCTTCCACCACATCATGAGGAACGCGAGAAGCCAATTGCGTTGACTTGTTGTTACTTCTACCTGTTGCCATTACTAGCTCCTAATCAATCAGGTGCTAAGCACTATAGCATAAATTTTTTAATAGAAAAGTCTTGAGGTGCTAACCACCTTGGTATACCTTAGGTGCTAAGCACCTTGCTGTGTGACAAATAAGACGAAGCCCGGCAGTGCGGTAACACTAACCGGGCTTCTAACCACAATCCAAACCACCGGAGTAAAAATTATGGCTACATCCAATATTACCACAGAAGGACGGCCAGCATTTAGCTGGATCTTTCTGGCGCAGCCTAAGGGCGAGGAGTGGACGGGTAAGCCTGTCACTCTGCGCACTCAGGCAGACACCGAAGAAGAAGCTCGTGACGCGTTTCCGTCGTGGGATCTGACGTTCGCCGCGAAAATCAGGACGGCAAGCCCGCTGAATTACTGTTTCACTGAGGGCGGTTATATCTGGTCACTGATTGGTAACGACCCGCTGCAGGACGTCAGGGAAGCGGGGTGGATTCAGTGATGAACATGTTCAACCTGCAAACTCTGACCGAAAAGGCGCGCGAGCTGCGCGGTAACGTCGTTCGCGCTGTGAGCACGAAGGGCAGCCGCACCATGACCCCGGTTTACGACCGTGACGAGCAGCGCAAGCTGCGTGAGCGCATCCAGCAGACCCAGCCGGAGTGGGTGTTGCTGTGGTGGGATATTGCGACCGTGACGGGCTGGCGAACCAGCGACGTTTGCGCCCTGCGATACTCCTGCGTGAACTGGGAAACCGGACAGGCGACGATTGTCGTTTCAAAGCAGACCAAAGCCGCCGAAGCGCGGGCGACCCGCAAGGGCATCGAAATCGTGCGCCAGCAGCGCAAGGACGCCGCCCGGCTTGCCGCTGACCATATCGCCTATATGCGCTGGGACAGTATCAGCTGCGACGAGCTGGCGGCGGATATGGACGAAACGGAACAGGCCATTGTTTTTGAGCTGGTAGCAAAAGCAGACGTTAAGCACGACACCAAACAGCTTCCGCCGGGCATCGTCAAGCGTCTGCGCGAACGTCAGGATCGAAATCTGGTAGAGGACGACCTGGTATTTTCCCGTAGCCAGATTGAAAGTAACCGTTGTCAATCTCTGGAAGGTAGCGTGACGCGTCAGACAATCTGGAAGAAATTGCACGACGTTATGACGTGGTTCACCCGTGTGATCAACGTGAAGCTGCGCCTCAGCGCGTATTCCAGCCGCAAGATTGCCGCCTTTAACCTGATGTCTGCCGGGGGCGAGCAGGGTTTGCTGGTGGCCTCTGAAATGCTGGGGCACAGCAACCCGGCGGTAACGCGTACCTACCTGCAGTTAGGCAGTAAAGCGGCGGCCATTCAGTCCCGCCTGGCAATGGAGGCCGTGCACGCCTGACGGGCTCAAAATTGAGCCGGTTGCGAAAGTTGAAAAACAGAATACGAATGCCGTAACAGAATCCACGAAGGAATAAAAAAATGGTCAAAAAAATTAATCGGGCTCAGCCCGAGGGCATCGCTCAACCTGAAATCAGGCCGGGCGACAAATGGCGTGATTTCAGAGGCGATATTGTCACGATCAGTGCGTTCGGGCATAACCGCGTTACCTGCGTTCGGGAGGGCTACGAACACCCCTGTATTTTCCCGGTTTCGCGTTTCCGTAGCGAATTTACGCGCATTCAACTCGATACGTTCGCAGGGTGGCGGGCTGTAAAAAATCCACTCGAAAAAACACGCAAATTGAAAGAACTGATCGCCAGCGGGCGTGGAGTGAAAAAATGAAAAACGCGCCGAACCTGAAAGAGCTTCCCGCCGATAAGCTTGCTGATGCGGTAATCATCGCGGGATCTGATGCGTGGAATCACGCCAAAGACTGGACGCTTCACAATCCAATTGGCGACCGAACACCGCCGATCACCCTGGGTAAAACGCAGCTGGACGAGCTGGATAATTGGCGGATAGTCGACGCTGGACGTCGACATGCAAAAGTTTATCGCGCCGGGGATCTGTCAGAGAGACAGGCAACAGCGATTGCTACCCGCCTTGCTCTGGCGGGTGTCGTATCTGCGCAGTTTTATTCCGAGTCTTTCGAGCTCCTGGAAGACTGGACGCCACAGATGGAGAGGCTTAAGGCAGCGGCGGAAGACGGTGAAAGCGTCGTCATTAAATTGCCAGTAAAAAAATCAAAGCCTGCCGTCGGTGATGAACTGAAACCACGCATCGAAAACCGCGAGGACGGTATTTTCTGGGTGACGCCGAAGGTTGATAAAGACAGCGGCGAGATCATCAATACAGAGGCGTGGCTTAGCTCTCCTCTGGAGATTGTGGGCGCGGGCAGTGACGGGGCGGATCGCTATCTGGTTTTGCGCTGGCGCTGTCCCCGCAGCCGTGGCGACATCACGCGTGCTATTGCGTGGGCGGACATTGGAGAGCGTGACGGGTGGCGTGCTTTAAAAGCTGGCGGGGTGAGTGTGACGACCAAAAGCACGCTCAGGGCAATTCTGGCTGACTGGCTGCAGCAAACAAACCCAGGGCAGGAGTGGAGCATTTGCCACGTTTCAGGGTGGCAGTGTGGCGCTTATGTCATGCCGGATGGTGAGGTGATTGGGGATCCGGAAACGCCGATTCTGTTCAATGGCCGGAGCGCTGCCGCTGGAGGGTATACGGTGGCCGGAACGGCTGAGAGCTGGCGAACCAGCGTGGCGCGTCTCGCTGGCGGTAATCCGTCAATGATGCTGGGTGTGGCGGCATCCATGGCCGCGCCGCTTATCGGCCTGGTGGGGGCTGACGGTTTCGGCGTTCACCTTTTCGAGCAGTCAAGCGCAGGTAAGACGACGACCGCCAATATTGCCAGCAGTGTTTGGGGCGAGCCTGACGCCCTGCGCCTGAGCTGGTACGGAACGGCGCTGGGTATCGCAAACGAAGCCGAAGCGCACAACGACGGCTTGCTGCCACTGGATGAAGTTGGGCAGGGCAGCAGCGCTAAAGACGTGGCCACGGCGGCCTACACCCTGTTTAACGGTACGGGAAAGCTGCAGGGAGCCAAAGAGGGCGGGAATCGTGAGATGAAGCGCTGGCGCACCGTGGCGATCAGCACCGGGGAAATGGATATCGAGACGTTTTTATCTGCTGGTGGTCTGCGGGTGAAGGCCGGGCAGCTTGTGCGCCTGCTTAACGTACCGATGGAAAAATCCGTGAAATATCACGGTCTGAGTGGTGGTAAAGAGCACGCTGACGCACTGCGCGATGCGTGGCGTGATAATCACGGGGCTGCGGGGCGTGAGTGGGTTAAATGGCTGGCAGGGCACCAGGACGAGGCTAAACAGGCTGTACGTGAGGCGCAGGCGCGCTGGCGCGGTCTTATCCCGGCCGATTACGGTGAGCAGGTTCACCGCGTCGCAGAGCGATTCGCCATTCTGGAAGCGGCGCTGACGCTATCCCGGCATGTAACCGGGTGGGAGAGGCAGGATTGTCATGATGCCATTCAGCACGGATTTAATGCGTGGGTGAAAGAGTTTGGCACCGGAAACAGGGAGCACCAGCAGATTATTGCTCAGTGTGAGGCTTTTCTTAACGCGCACGGGTTTAGCCGATTTGCCCCGCTGCCGTACAGCCCGGAGAGCCTCCCGATTCGCGATCTGGCAGGCTATCGCAAAAAGAAGGGCAACCATGACGACGCGCCGGTAGTCTTTTACACGTTCCCGGCGGCCTTTGAGAACGAGATTGCGCAGGGGTTCAATGCGAGGCAGTTCGCCAGGGTTCTGGTGAGTGCCGGGATCCTTTCCGAACCTGCGAGCGGAAGGGGCTACCAGCAGAAATCACCGCGTATCAACGGCAGGCAAATAAACGTCTATGTTCTGGAGCAACCCATGGATGAAGATGAAGAATAGCTTTCACATGTGAGGTGTTTTTATGTTGGTTCAGTTGGTTCAGTAAGGTTATAAAAATTTATGTTTATGTTTTATATGTATTTTATAGTCAAAAAATGAACCAACACTGAACCAACAAACCTGTGTTTTGAACCAACAAACGCCAGTTTTGAACCAACAAAATTTTCAGATTAATGACTGAACCAACAAATTTTTGGCAATGTTGGTTCAAAACGGGGCAATGTTGGTTCATTCAAAATGTTAAATTCATTGTTAATCAATTAATTACGGAGATTGAACCAACTGAACCAACTGAACCAACATTGTTTTGCTTATATATACAAAAAAATCAGCCGGGCAATGCCCGGTTTTTTTTCGCATCCGGAAGCCGCCAGGAGCGGTATCCGTTTTTCTAAGTAACGGTTCGTGTATTCTGATTGTTGCATAAATTGCAATGTATCTATGCATTGTTGCGGTTTATGCGATACTGTCACTCTATCAATTAGCGAACGGGTATCAATATTGCCCGTTATGACCATGGGGGTTATATGTCAGGTAATGGGGTTCCGGTTTTACAGCTGGATTTTGACGACGACAAAATAAAAAAGCTGAACGAGATTGCCGATAAGTTCAGGGCGGCGCTCTCCGTTGGTCCTGGTGGATTTAAGGTAACGGACACCGGGGCAAGATCGGCGATGGGGATTAACCCCGCCGCTCAGCCTCCGGCAGTTCAGCCGTCAGGGCGTCAGCGTGATGATAATGGGCGCTTTGTCAAAGGTGGCCAGGCTCCTGCAGATGTTACGCCGAACACGCCACAGGCTAAGCCCGGTTTTTTTGGCAATATGTTTGCGCGGAAATATCAACCTCAGGTGAGTGAGGTTGATAAATTTTTCAACAACTTCAACAAGCAGGGGAAGGATACGCAAAAAACCTTTGGCGAGATCAACAAAACGCTGAAAGGCACAACCGACTCACTGGAAGGGCTTTATAAAAAAACTGTCACCTGGGGTGCCAGAATTGCGGCAATTGGCGCTGGTGGGATGTTTGGCTATGGCTACATGGCAAACAGGGTAACGGAGCAGCTCACGAACGCCCAGGGGCTTGGAATGACAACCGGCCAGACGCAGGCAGTGCACAGCACCTATTCAAAATATTTACCGAACATTGATTCAATCGCTGAAAGGATCTCGCAGGCCAGCCAGAACAGCGAGGATCCGTTATATGCGGCGATGTCAGGCATGGGGATTAATCCGAGGGGCGGGGCAGCGGAGAACACCCCGAAATTGCTTTCTGCTGTTGCCGGGTTGCTTTCCAAATATCGCAATAATCCGGAAATGGCTCAGCCAGTTTTAAAGTCCTGGGGGCTTTCTGATTTCGATCCTGCGACATCGCGCCAGCTTTTAGGCCTGTATGACTCCGGCAAGCTGGATGAGCTGGGGGGGACGCTCAGAAACAGAAGTTCGCACCTTGACGCCCTGCTGCCGCTCGGGGTGCAGCAACAATATCAGGATGCATCGAGCGCGTTTGAGTATAACGGCCAGAGAATTGGCAACGCATGGAAGCGTGGTATTTCCGGGCTTACTCCCTACATGTCCCAGGCATCCGAGGCGGTGACGTCAAACATCGAGGGCTTTCTTACTGGCGGTAATTTCCAGCTGATCGTGAAGGAAGTTGGTGACGGACTCAAAGAATTTAGCGGCTGGCTTAACAGCCCCGGATTTAAAGAAGATATGCATGATTTCACCACCAAAGTAAGCGAAATGGCGAAATCCGTTGGAAAGGCTATCGACTGGATCCGTGGGTACCTCCCGGATTCTGATTCCGCTAATACCTCAGGATCTGGATCTACTCCGTTAGCTGCCGGTCTTGGTGCGCTGGCCGGAACGAGGCTGGGGAGCCTCTTAGGGGTTGGCGGGCTGTCCGGTGCCGGGTGGGGGGCGTGGGCGGGATATCTCTATTCCGACCGTGAAAATATCAGTGACAGCTCTAAATCTTCCCTCAGTTTTACCAAAAGAAATATTGGTGATGCTGCGAGGTTCCTGGGTATCCACACCGATTATGGCCGCGATAAAAACACCGTGATGGGCGCAAACGTTCAGGCGGACATTCCCGGCGGAGGAACTTTAGCAGACCGTAATAATAACCCGGGAAATTTGCGGCCAGTCAGCGGAAAGGGGTTTAATTCTTACGCCTCTGAATTGCAGGGTTGGGGGGCAATGAATAACCAGCTAATGCGCTACTACACCGGGAAAACCACGGGCAAGCAGCTGCGCACTATTGAAGATATCGTCAGTACGTGGGCTCCAGCATCTGATAACAACAACCCTAAAGAATATGCGGCGCAGGTCGCCAAATGGATGGGGGTTAGCGAAACCGAAGTCCTGGATCTGACCAAGCCAGACACCATGGCATCCCTGATGCACTCAATGGCGAGAAAGGAGGGCTTTGCCAATTGGTCCAGCCAGCTCGCTGATCGAGCCGCTGGGGTTAAAGATGTTAACGTGAATATTTCTATTAATCAGAAGCCAGGCTCAGATATTCATGCTCAGGTTTCTGGAATGAGTACCAGCACCAGGTAGTAAACATAGTTTTTATTCTTTCAGCCAGGCCAGGAGCCTGGCTCATGAAACATCACTACTTCTCCTGGTAACAGGTAAATAAAAATCAGTTTGAGGCCACGTAATGAAAGCATATCGCCTAGAAATAACCGATAAAGATGGCAAAACGCCTTTCGATCTTGACGGTAACCCAATAGGTCCATTCGACACCAGAAACACGCTGGGCGCAGGTCTGCAGCTCGAATTCGATGTGCTGATGGCTGGTTACGACGAGGTAACCGCGGGTACATCAATTGCCCTTTACGGTATTCCTATCTCGATGATTAAGCAAAGTGCGAACCTTGCCGGCTGCGAGGTGAATCTCTATGCGGGATTTTGGGATGGGCTTCCCCTGGCAAACCCAAAACAGTTTGGCCTGATTATTCACGGTGTTATCAGCAGACCCTTCGGAAACTGGATGGGTACACATCAATCGTTAAATTTTATCGTAAACCCGACTGCTTCAGTTGACAAAGGCCAGGAAAAGCCAATTACGATCGACGGAAAGGCTGGCGAGCCGTTTAGCGATGTGCTCAGAAGGGCGTTAAAAAACTCCTTTCCAAATTTCAAAATTGAAATTTCTATCAGCGATAAGCTTGTAACTAATGAGGATCCAAGGGGGGTGTATGACCGCCTTGCGGCTCTCGCCGCCTCGATGCGCAGCCAGTCATATCATGTGATGAACAATGAAAAATACAGCGGCGTTCAGATGGTCATGCAAAACAAGACAATCCTTGTTTTTGATAACACCGGAGGCAAAGGCGGTGCCATTCAGATCCTGCCCCATGAGCTCATTGGCCAGCCTACATGGATAGAATTTAACACCGTCTCTTTCAAATGCCCATTACGATCAGATCTTCGGGCGGGTGATACCGTAAAACTTCCAGTGGATATTACATCTGGTCCCGGCCAGTTACTGGCGGTCAGCGATGGGCGCTCGAACTCGGCCACAAGATCAGGATTGACTTTTTCAGGTGAGTTTCAGATCAAATCTGTCCGTCATGTGGGCGACTACCTCAGTGCTGACAACAGCAACTCCTGGGTGACCATTTACGAGGCTTTACCGTTGCTGATTGATGAGAAGTAGTTAATAAAAAACCCCAGTCCAGACGGCTGGGGTTTTTGCTTAGGTAACGCAGATTTTATTGCATGGACTGCAACATAATGGTTTGTTGTTGCAATTTATGCAATCATAATTATTGTAATTTTTTACCGTCATCAACAACCGAACCGAGGGTGTGACGAATGAAACAGCGTTACGAAAAACTGATGGAGCGAGTAGCAGAGATTCAGAATGAATCGGGCGATCATAAATTTGCGTGTGATCTTCTGCTTATCTCTGAGATTTCGCGCCTGAACGAGAACATCGAGCACATTTTGAATGTTGCTAAAAAGTTTGAAGGGGTGATGTTTAAAGCACCAGCAGAGGAAAAGGCACCATGAAAAAATCCAGCTTAAAACCCGTCCTGCTATCGCGGGATCAGTTTGCAGCCCTGCAAAAACTCCAGGAGGAGGAGCGCAGAAGCTCACCTCTGGGCATTGCTCCGAGCATTCACGAAGTAGCACGCCGTTTAATGGAAAAGGCGCTGCAGCCGGTTTACCGCGCCAGCGCGTGATCAGCTGCGCCTAATTTACTGACGGCATCGTCAATCAATTACACGATGCGGCCGCCGTTAAACCGCGATCGCTCACGCACCGCGCACACTGCGCAAAAACGTTAAAGAGGTAGAAAATGCCAGCACCAAATGAAGCTTTAAAAGCGAAACTGATGGATATGATTAGCGCCCTGTCAGAGGCAGAGGGCGTCACCGCCGATGAAATTCTGGGCACGCTTAATGCAATGCCAGAAGTTGACAATACCCGCTCTGATGCGGACATCCCAGCGCCGCGCGCTGCTGCCGTTGATGAAGATTCAGACGCAATGACCGAAGCGCGTGTAAAAGCGGATAGCGCTTACACCGCGATTGGCCGCCGCTGTCCTGAGCCGTTTTCAGGTGAAAGGGCGATGGATTACCGTAAGCGCGTCCTGACTAATATTCAGCCGCTGGCGAAAGATTTTAGCAATGTGAACATTCGTTCGGTTTCTGACGCTGGCACGCTGTCAGTTCTGGAAGACCAGATTTACAAAGCCGCAAAAGACAGCGTTGATTGGGCGATCGACAACACGCCGGGATACCTTCACCGCACCGTCCGTATGGATGAAGCCGGCCGCCGGATTACGGAATACCACGGCGATCCGCGTGCATGGCTGGGCGCTTTCCAGACGCAACCGCGCCAACTGGTCAAAATCAACACAGCTCATTAATCCCCTAGCCCCACACGCTGGGGCTTATTCCCCATAAGGTTTTCCCATGCTCCTGACCGAAACCGAAGTTGCAAAACAGATCCGCGACGGTGTGCTGCCGTCACCGTATAAACTTACAAACATGTGGCTGGTTAACCTGCGTATTACAGGAACCGGCCTTGCCTATCGTTCAAACGAAAAAGAACACGTCTGGCGATCCCCTGACATCTACCTTAACCCGCAATTTCTGGAGCGCTGCAGCGGCGTCCCGGTGATTATCGACCATCCGGAAGGAAAGATTACTGACCAGGTGGGAGAGCAAAAGCGGATCGTCGGTACTGTCATGCTGCCGTACATCCGAGGTGATGAGGTGTGGGGCGTTTCCCGCATCTACGGCGACGAAATTGCCGAGTACATGATTGAGAACAAGGAGGCCATTTCTACGAGCCCCTCAGTGGTATTTTGCGGCGGCTCTGGCTGCGTCGACGTTAATAACGCCCTGGGCGACGATCAAAACTTCCTGCTTGAGGGGACGCCGTATCTTATAGATCACGTTGCGCTTGTTCCGCTGGGCGTCTGGGATAAGGGCGATAACGCGTCTGGCATTGAAGTGACCGCCAAAAGCGAAAAGCAGGGCATGAAGGAGGCGATCACCCAAATCATTAGCGAAGCATTCAGCCCGGTGCAGGAGCAGCTGCGCGAGCTAAATTCGCGTCTGGTTGAGATGGAAAAAGAGCGGGGCTGAGAAAATGACAAAGAGAAAAGACAAGACCGAATTTACTGATGCCCTTGGGATGCTGACTTTTCACGCCATTGCCAGCGGAAAGACGCTGGGCGACCTGCCAAACGTGGAAGGACTTCCGGGGATGGATGTCATACAGAGCTGGCTCGAGAGCGAGCCGGGATTTTTCCGGATGCTTAACCTGGGCAAGTACGCCTATGCGCAGAAACTTGCTCAGGAGGCCATGGATATCGCGGATAACGCAGACACAACGACGCTACAGGACGTAGAGAAAGCACGGCTGAGGGCTGAGGTGAGGATGTGGAAGGCGAAAAGTCTGTGGCCGTCGGAATACACGGAGAAGATGTGATAAGGGCTCCGCATGGACAAATTAACGAACTGGGAGGCCATAAAGGCAGAATGGTGCTCGGGGGCATCTGCCAGGGTGCTGGCAAAGGAATACGGAATAAGCCATACGGCAATTAACGGGCGTGCGAAAAGTGAGCAATGGGAGAGGGTTTCCACTCAGGTTTCCACCCTGAAAAAAGTTTCCACTTCATCCGGCGGTGGAAACCCAGCAAAGACCAGTAAGGGCGGGGCTTCGCGCAAGGTTTCCACTTTGCAAAAAGCAGAAAAAACGCCAAAAACGAAACGGAACAGCAGGGGTGGAAACCTCCACCCTGGAAACCTGTTTACCGATGGAAATCGCGCTGCGCTCAGACACGGCGGTTATTCCCGGCGCCTGCTGTATTCTGAGGCTATCCTGGAAGATGCTGCAGCGCTGACGCTTGAAGACGAGCTCTTACGCGTGAGGGCTGCCAATCTGGAAGCGTCCGAGAACGTGGGGCGCTGGAAAGCCCAGCTTGATGATGCCGGGGATGAAGCGAGGAAGCAGCTTATGCAGAATATCGCGGCCGCTGAAAAGTCAATGGACAGGAATACCGCCCGGATTGAATCGCTGGTGGTGACGCTGACGATGGCAGGGCGAACGGTAGCAGATACGGAGCTGAAGAACGCCTCAAGGGAAAAGGCGTTGTTTGAACTGGAGCAGGCCAGAATGACGGCATCACTTGAGCGAGAGCGTAAAAAGCTGGTTAATAAAAAAATCCAGGCGGAAATTGACCGGGGCGATCCCGCTTCCGACGATAACGTTATTGTGGTGCATAATGCCCTAGCAATCCCCGGAGCCGTGCAGCCAGTTGACGATAATCTGCCTAATTAACTGAATGGGGGGAGTGTAAAACCCCCCTTTTTTATTCGCATGAGGCGAGAGGGGTATGACCGCCAGCGCCAGCATCGGGCGCAAACACCCGCAGAAACGAAGCGATATGGTGATTCCCATATCGCAACATCCCCACCAGATCGGAGTAAATAGCATGATAGATAACAGCCTGGAACAGCTCGCAGCGGCCTTTATGTCCGGCCCTGCCACCGGAACAGCGGTTGACGCTGTATCGTCGTTCGAGCGCCGGGAGCTGATGCGCATCATTAACAGCCGGGCGGCCAACCGTGAACGCTTCATGCAGAAACTCAGATCGCCGTCATACCAGTGGAGTAGACCGGAACCGCGCCGATAGTTTCGGAGGTTAAAAACAGCTTTTTCACAAAAAAAATATGGCAAAAGAAAAGGACTATAGCGCCCACGTATAAAAATATTAATTTAATTAATTCAATTAGTTGCTCTCCGCTTCCGTACTGTATCATGCAGTACAGCATGGCTTCTGGCGCCTTCGACATTCTTCCTGGATCTGCACCTACCGTTAAAATCGGTTCAAGCGATCTGGTTGTGTATCAGAAGTACCTGCGCGCTACCACCCAGGCGCACGTTGGTCAGTCTCTTCCTGGCCAGCTGCCTTCCGCCACCATTACGGGTGGCTATGACCAGATGATGACCTATCGCATCTCCACCCGCTCCCAGTACAGCTATCTCGATACTGATGCGGCGAGTCGCTGGGGTTACTCACTCGTTGACGGCATGCGTCTGGCAAACCGCCAGGGTCACGCACAGCAAATGCGTAACATGCTGCTGTACGGCGTGAAGGCATCCAACAACGAGGGGATCACCAACTCACCAAGCGCCACAACCCTGAACCTGGGCAGTGATAGCCAGGGTAACGACAGTTACACCACCTGGGACGCTGGCGAAATGGCGAAGTTCATTCTGGGTCTGATTGCCGATCAGAAAACCAAAATGATGATTCTCGGCCAGCCGCTGACGACCGTCATTCTCTGCCCGCAGCGATTCATGAAGGCGCTGGAATGGACGGGTGTTGTTGAGCTTACCACTTACCAGCGCCCGGGCGCCGGCACGCAAACCATTGGCGGTATGGTTAAAACCATTGCCGGTGACGCGAGCGGCGATAGTGTTATTTTCAGCCAGGATGACACGCTGATTGGTAAAGGTGCTGGTGGTACGGATCTGATTATCGTAACCAACCCTGAGCTGGTGGTGCCTGAGGCTCGCCAGGATCTTAATACCAATATCTTTGCCACCCTGACCCCGAACCAGCAGGCGGTAAACGTCATGTTCTGTGACATGGCTGCGCCGACTGAAATTCCGTCACCTATGCCGGATGGCGGCCTGACAACGCTCTATACCATGCGCTCCACGCCGGGCTGGAACTTCCGCCCTGAGGGTGTGACGCTCCTGTCTGCTAAGTACGCTTAATTTTTTTTCGGTTAGACCTGGGGGAGCATTTGCTCCCCCAATTTATTGAGGTATTTATGAAACTGTTTATTGCCAACTGCTCGCGCCAGGCGCACACCTTCAATTATAAATTGCCAGAAAAGACCCAGTCATTTGGCGTCACCATTAAGGCGGGACAGCAGCACGTCATAGAGCAGCCGCAGGATATTATCGAGCACATTATCCGCCAGCACGAACCGTATGGATTCCAGCCAAAAAACAAGGTTGATAAAGATTTTTCTGGTTTGTGCTACTCGATCGAAAAAGTTGTGACGTCCAGCGAGATCCTCGAAAACTCAGAGCAAAAGCTCGAAAACCTTGATGAAATGTCTCAAAAAATCCTTGAGGCCAGCGCGATCTCTCTCAACAACGCCGTTGATAACGCAGTGATTCAGAGCGGTGAAACGCCGCTGTCCGACGGCATCCAGATGGAAATTAAAGGCGAAGCCATCAATCAGGATCAGCCAAACCCGGCGAAGGTCGATAAAAAAGTCCAGGTTAAAAAATAATGAACGTACGCCCAACGCTTGACGGATTTATCCGCTTCGTTCGTGGCGTGATGGGCGTACCTGACACTGCTATCAGTGATAGCGATCCGACGCTTGAGTGTTGTTATCAGTCAGCGCTGGAATTGATACCGAAGGGTATGGGGCTGGAAAGTCTCCCCATCATTTACACGAACACTGTCTACAACGCCGGCGGCTCCCTGCTGCTGCGCTACGCCATGGACATGCCACCCGGCACCTACTTTTCTGATCTGCGTAAAAAGCTTGGCATGAACGATGCCGTTTACGGTCTGGTTAATTCCGCAGCCGACCAGGGAACATCCGGATCTATGACCATCAGCGATGCGCTCAGCAATCTGACGCTGGCTGATTTGATGATGATGCAGGATCCGTACGGACGCGCGGTAATCGCCGTTCTGATGGAGATGGGTTCTCTCTGGGGGTATACGCCATGAAGGTTTGTCTGGGTGTTGTTGATGTTCCCTACGACTACGGCGACAACCCGGGTGCTACAACCTATGAGGTTGCCGTAGAGCTGGAAAACAGTTACCAGCTGTTTACCCACTTCTGGGATCTGCATAAAGACGTCATTGTTTCCGAGGTGGGTGAAACCGTTGCCTGGCAGATCATAAACCATATTCAGCATGGCGCCCCGCTGGTGGGCGGGGAACAGCTGGGCGACACGATGAAGGCATTCAACATCTTTCTCGAAACAGAAGAAATGGCCGGTCTGGGTGTGGAAGGCGTTCCAACGATGGCCGCAAAGCAGGGGAAAAACTCACGCCTGAAAAAGGGCTATGGCCCCCGGCGACCGTCCTTTATCGATGGCGGCCTGTTTAAGGCGAATTTTATAGCGTGGATAGATAACGATGCCGAGTCTTGATGAATTAGCCGAAAGCACAAACACCCAGCTATCCAGCGTCCTCAAGTCAGCAGTAAAAACCATCTCCTCCAGCCAGTCCATTACCTTTCGCCTTTACGTTCGCCGCGTGCTTCCCGTTGACGGTTTTGTTTACTGGATAAACGCGAAAATCCTCTCTCCGGGCGAGCTCGCGCAGGCTGGTATTGGTGAGGGGGATATGGAGGTGACAATCACCGGCAGCCTGCATAAGCAGATCGTCAGTGAGCAGACCGAGACGCTATCCCGGGACGTGAACAACATCATTTTCACGCCCATCGAGCAGGTGGATAACCTGAATATTGAGGACCCGGGTGCCATTTATCTTGGCGAATATGAAGGGACGCAATTTGCTTTTTCCAGACTGGAAAGCCGGTACAACCAGGCTGGGATTTTTCATTATCGCGGAATGGCTATTCTGCCAACCATGCGATCGCAAATTATCGACGAGCCAGAGGATATCAGCGATGAGCTGATTCTCTCAAACAGCATTCCGATTTGGTTATCCCTGAGGGAGTTCGCGACGGTTTACCCATCTTTTCTGGTGCCGTCCAACCTGAAGCCTCCCTACATTGCCGCAGATATCAGGACAACCACACCACTGCAGCTGGCGCCGGCCAATCGCGACGGCCAGCGATATCAGTTTGTTCAGGACTCAGTGCGATTAACTCTCTACGGATTCAGCAATCAAAAGGCGCTTAACTTCGTCGATTTCGTGGTGGAAAAGGCACTGGACGGTGAGGAGTTCGGCATAACCAACATTCCTGTCGTGACTGACGCCAAATCGAACCAAGTGGAAATTAACGCGCTGGCAAAAAAGAAAACCGTGGATTTTGAAGTGAATTACTACCAGGCCACGACGCGGGACATCTCGCAACAACTTATCAAAGAAGTCATTTTTAATTATGAGGTCAAATAATGAGCTTCAACATCGTAACAGTTAATGTCTCCCAGACGGTTGGTGCGATCCCGTCGAATTTACAGCAGATGTCAGCTGTTCTTTCTTTTGGTGCAACGCTGCAGGAGCCGGGAAAGCCGGTGCTGCTCACCCAGCCATCCGATATCAATGACATCGTTAAAATACCTGTCCAGTCGCTGGTGGCGGAGGCATCGTCTTTTGGCTCTGACTTTACGCTTACCCTTCCAGCCGGAAAGACGATCAACCGCGACGTCGGCAGTGAAATTCCTGTCGCAATCATCGGGTGCAGCCCGACGACGTGGAATGGCACGTTTACGGCAACACTTTCCGCCCCGGACACCCTAACCTGGACGGTTACAGGCTCCATTCTGGATGGCATGCCATCCGTGCTGGGGCAGTTAACTATCGGCGGAAGTGACGATCTGGTTACTGCCGTGGATGCGTTTTTTGCGCAGGGGCGCTCTGTCGGCACCTATCTGCTGGAGCTCGGCTATCAGAACGACGTCATTACTGGTGAAGTGGCCGCGCTTAAGGGCTATATCGAAGACCCGCTGAAGCGATTTTATGCCTACCTGGTCCCCGAGGCGTGGAAAGCAGACCCGGACTTCATTACCCTGGCGAAGCTCTACACGGCCAACGAAGCAATGCAGTATTTCTTCGCGCTTGAAGATACGCCAGAAGACACGAATTACGTCTCACCGTACGCGGGCATTAAATCCATCATCGCCATGTCTGATGATACGTACCCGGCAACCAACGCCGCGGCCGCCGCGATGTGGAATTTCGTCTCTGCGTCTCCGTCCGAAATCAACAAAGTGCCGCCGATGGCGTTCCGTTACCTGCAGGCGGTTAATGCTAACGCTGCGAAAGCCAATATCCTGAAGACGATGACCCAGCAGAACATCAACTACGTCGATACCGGCGCGGAAGGGGGCATCAGCAACACCATTCTGGTGAAAGGCGTTACCAGTGACGGTAACGATATGACCTACTGGTACAGCGTGGACTGGGTGCAGATCAACGTCGATATGATGCTGGCGAATGCCGTGATCAACGGCAGCAATAATCCAATCAACCCGCTGTATTACAACCAGGACGGCATTGATCGCCTTCAGCAGACTGCACAGGGCGTTTTTAACACCGGCGTGTCTTACGGGCTCGTTAACGGTCCGACACCGGTCAGCGCGGTACCGTTCAAAACCTACGTAAAAAACAACCCGAACGATTACGGCATTGGCCGCTACGCGGGCCTGTCTGCGAGTTACACGCCGATGCGCGGGTTCGTGGAAATCATCTTCAACATTAACGTTACCATGCAGTTGCCATAAGGAGTTGAACCGTGCCAAACCCAATGATTAACCCGGGCGTATTGAACCGCGTCCGCGCCAGCGTTAAGTTCAACGACCATCCCGAGCTTAACGTATCAGCCTCCTATCTCGCTAAAGAGGGGGTGGAGCTCTCTTTTCAGGGGAACCTCACAGACTTCCTTCCGGCCATGACCGGGGCGGTACAGTCTCCCCAGCCGTACATGATTATGCAGGCGCGCGTCCACCTGCTCCGCAGTCAGTCACTCGCAAAGCAGTACAAATCACAGTGGGAGCTGAATTCAGCAATTGGCGATGCAAAGGTCTACAGCGACAGCACCGTTTTTGGTGATTTTGAGCTGCTGAATACCGCCATCACCAGCGTGCAGGACATGACGTTTGCTGGTGGCGATCCGGGTGTGGTCCTGACCATTACCGGCACCTATTACATCAACTCAGAAATGTGGGATCTGTAATGAAAATCTCCCGAGACATGCACCTGATTATTCCCGTTGAAACTGAGATGGGTAAGGCATGGATCCACGCCACACCAATTTCGCGCGAAGTTTATCGCGAACATTTTTACATCCTGGGGAAGGTCTTCTCTGCGATCTTCTCCGAGGGGCTGGGCGTCGTCTCAGGCCCGCGTATTGCCTATCTCATGCTGGAGAGAATGTGTCTTGAGACGAAAGCGTGGGACGGCGCGGGTGGGGTGAAGAACACCCTGGTTAACGAGATCATCCGACTGTCTAACCTGGTCTATCCCGTGGAGGGTAAAGGCTGGGACACCAAGCCTCTGGAGGTCGCTATCGAGCGAGATATTGTCGATCTGGATGAAGTTATGGGCGAGCTCGTTTTTTTTACATGTGTCTCGTCGATAAACAAACCGGACCAGGCGAAAGAGCTGATGGAGCAGGTCAATGGACTGTGGGACAGTCAAATTACATCCTTGACGCTTACGGAATGGATGCGTTCATTGCCGACGTTGAAGACAGAAGGCAGTTCTGGCGAGACGGAGAACACGTCATCAGCAGCATCCTTGACTACACCGCCGGCGCAGGATTCCGGGAAATTTGGCTCAATACCGGGCTAAACCTCAAATCAGCAGCTCAGTTACGTGAGCTGCTTAAATTCAAACCCCGCGGAGGGATGTTCTGATGGCAGGTAATGGGGTTCCGGTTTTACAGCTGGATTTTGACGACGAAAAAATCAAAAGGCTGAATGAGATCGCCGATAAGTTCAGGTCTGCGCTTTCAATCGGGCCGGGAGGTTTTTCAGTTAATGGTTCTCAGAATGCGGCTGGCGGAGGGCAGACCGCAACGAAAAGGGATAAACCGCAAGGTAATACCGCTGACAGCCCGTCAACGTCTCCACCGCCTCAGGCGACCACAATCAGGCAGCGAGATGAAAAAGGCCGGTACATCCCCGGCCAGACCCCTGCTGCTGTGCCTGCTGACCCGGCACAGCAGCAGTCAAAGCCTGGATTCTTCAGCAGGATGTTTACCAGGCAGTACAGCCCGGCAAAAAACGAAACCGATAAGTTTTTTAACGACTTCAATAAGCAGGGAAAGCAGACCAAAAAAACCTTTGACGAGATTGATAAGTCACTGAAAGGCACAACGTCGTCACTGGAGAAGCTGTTCAAAAACACCGTCACCTGGGGGGCTAGAGTGCTGGCGCTCGGCGCTGGTGGCACCTTCGGTTACAACTACATGGCCAGCAAGGTTGCTGAGCAATACGCTGGCGCTCAGGGGCTTGGAATAAGCACCGGCCAGAGACAGGCCGTCAGTAATGTCTATGGAGGGCGTATCACCGGCGCGGATAACATCCTGCAATCCCTGGCTAACGCTCAAAACGACCCCAGCAATCCGATGTATGCCGCCATGGTTAACATGGGCATAGACCCGAAAAAGGGCGCAGCGCAAAACCTTCCGCAGTTCCTCACGGGGGTTTCGAAAATCCTGCAGCAGTACAAAGGCACTGGTGTATCTCAGCAGGCGCTGAAAGGTCACGGTCTGGATGGCGTTATTGACGTTGCGACCGCCAACCAGATCATAGCCAATAGCGATCGCCTGCCGCAGCTTAACCAGCAGTTTGGTGAGCAGTCCCAGCGACTTGATGCTGCCCTGGGCGCGGGAACGTCAGAGAGCTATCAAAATCTGTCGGCAAAATTTGGCGAAAATGCTGATCGCATTGGAAATACATTTCTGAATGCGATCGCCAGGCTAAATGGTCCCATCGGTCAGTTATCGGACAACCTCACCGCCAGCATAGAGAAGTTTCTGAACGGGCGTAACGGAAAGGCACTGTTTGACACAATAGCCAGTGGCCTTCAAAAGCTTGGCGACTGGCTGGGGAGTGATGCCTTTCAAAGAGATTTAGATGACTTTTCAAAAGCTGTAAGACGCATAGCGCTGGCTATTGGGGGAGCAATTGAGTGGCTCGCCAAGTACGGAGTAAAGGTTCCCGAATCCGTAGAGGATGCTCGCTCAAAAAGTAGCTTTAATGTCCAGAGAAACCCTGAGGAGTTAAAAAAAATGGGGGTTACCGCCCAGCAGGCTGCTGAGGAAAACGGCGGCGTAATGGGGTTTCTTAAGGCGGCAGGGGATACTGTACTGGGGCTTGTTTCTGGTGGAAAAGTCCATACCGATGACATCAGGGAGCGCTGGAATGCTGGGGGGTGGAAAAATAACCAGGACGGGTTGAAAAAGTTAGTTTCGGATGCGAATAACAGGGCAAATCTTCCTGCTAACTTATTGTCTGCTGTAGCAGGGGAGGAGTCCTCCTGGGATACGAAAGCATTAAATACCGGTTCGGGTGCCGCAGGACTTTTCCAGTTTACGGTGGACTCAGGCAGGCGTTATGGGCTTTCGTCCTCAGATCGTTACGACCCAGAAAAGGCCACGGGTGCCGCTGCTAATTACTTTCAGGATAACCTGCGACGATACGGCGGTGACATTGCCAAAGCGCTGGCGCAATACAATGGCGGGAATGCCGCTGTAGATAAGGAGGGTAATCTTAGCCTCAGAATGGAGACCATCAAGTACCTGATGGATATTCTCCCTCAGGTTCAGGGCGGTCTTGATCAGCACCCCGGCATTCTAAACCAACTGGGCGAGGCCAGGGATACGCTTGCAAGCGCTGGCGGTAATGGCAGAGCTACTATTAACCTCCAGATTCAGCAGGCGGCGGGATACAACATCAACGCACAGACTGAAGGCATTACTTTAGCCAGGAGGTAAAAGTGGCTTTAAATTACTTCGGTCAGGCGTTTCGCCTGGCCTTTGAGATATCGCCAATTCTGCTGGTGGACGGCATTGCGGCTTCAATACCGGGCGGGATCATGCCGATTGCCGTATTGACGGAGGGGGTTAGCGTTGCCGACGGCCTGCTGCATGGTGAGATTGGCGACAAACCAACGGCGCATTTCACACCAATGGCGGGAACCACCCTGCTGCAGCAGGATATTGGCACCCTGAATTTCTTTAACATGGTGACGGCCGCTAACTCCGTTGTCAGGAGGCCCAACCGCGTTGTCATGCAGATGCTTCGCCCGGCGTATACGCAGGATGGAGGCTACGCAACAAAAAGCATTACTTTCGCGGCCATGAAGCTGGCGCTTGATCTCCACAACCAGAATGGCGGGCACTACATTGTCCTGACGCCATCATTCATCTATACCGGCTGCCTGCTGCGGTCGGTAATAGATACCTCGGGTTTTTCAGACCAAAACAAGCAGGTCCAGTATTCGTGGCAGTTTGAGTTTGAACAGCCTTTGCTCTCCGTTTCTCAGGTAGAGGCTTCACTCGGTTCCCTGATGAAAAAGTTTGATTCCGGGATGCCTGCGAAAAACGGGCTAACCTGGTCAGATGCGTGGCAATCAATTATTCAGGAGTTTTGATGGACGCAATCCCCTTCAAGCCAGACGGGCGCATGCCATTTAGTTTTCAGGCTACGGTGGGCGGCGTAAATGTGTTCGCTACCGTGCCGTACAACCTTTACGCCAGCCGCTATTATGTCCGCCTTACAGATAACCAGGGGCGTGTGATATCGAATGTTCCTATGGTTGGATCCCCGGATAATTTCGACATCAACCTCGCGCTACCTTGCGCACCCGGCACGCTGGTGTATCGGGTAAGCAAAAATCAGTTTGAGGCCACATAATGAAAGCCTATCGCCTGGAAATAACCGATAAAGATGGTAAAACGCCTGTCGATGGTGACGGTAACCCGATAGGTCCATTCGACACCAGAAACACTTTCGGCGCGGGCCTGCAGCTTGAATTTGATGCTCTGATAACGGGTTATGACGTCGTAAGCAGCGGAACGTCGATCGCGCTGTACGGCATTCCTATCTCGATGATAAGGCAAAGTGCGAACCTGGCCGGCTGCGAGGTGAATCTCTATGCGGGCTTCGATCGCGGTCTTCCCCTGGCAAACCCAAAGCAGTGGGGGCTAATTATTCACGGGGAGATCTTCAATCCCTACGGAAACTGGATGGGGACGCATCAGTCATTAAACCTCATCGTAAATCCAAGCGCCGTCCTTAATGACAAAGGGCAGGTGACTGAGATTACCGTCGAAGGAAAAAAAGGAGAGCTATTCAGCGACGTTCTCTTGCGCGCGTTAAAAACGGCGTACCCGAAGTTTCAGATCGAGATTTCTATCAGCGATAAGCTGGTTCTTCAGGAGGATGGTAAAGGTGTTTATCCGCGCCTGGCCGCACTCGCTGCATCAATGCGCAGCCAGTCATATTATGTCATCAACGATCAAAGCTACAGCGGCGTCCAGATGGTCATGCAGGGCGATAGCATACGTGTGTTCGATAACACCGGAGGCAAAGGCGGTGCCATTCAGATCCTGCCCCATGAACTCATCGGCCAGCCGACCTGGATAGGCGTAAACACGGTTTCATTTAAATGCCCGTTACGATCAGAAATCCGCCTTGGCGATATGGTCGAATTACCTTTAAACATCATTTCCGGCCCGGGCGAGTTGCTGGCCGTAAACTCTGAGAGGTCCTATTCCTCAATTAGAAATAAAGTGAACTTTTCCGGTAAATTTCAGATTAACTCAGTCCGCCATGTGGGTGACTACCTCAGCGCAGATAACAGCAACTCCTGGGTGACCATTTACGAGGCGCTTGTTATGCCCAAGGAGCTTAAGTGAGTAACTATAGTAACAACGGGCAGAAATTCCCCTTCATCAGAGCTCTCAATAACGCGATACAGGCAGGGGCAGAGGATCGGGACATGGCTTCAGGCCGATCCCTTCCGTGTCATGTTGTGGCGGTCGATGGTCAAATCGTAACGGTTCAGTTTGACCTGCTCCCGGACGGCGTGCGCTATCCTGAGGTAACAATCCCGATAGCGACATTCGAATATATCCGCTATCCAATACAGAAAGGTGACCGGGGCGTTACAGTGGCCGCCGACGTTTCCCTGCGAGGGGTGTCGGGGCTGGGCACCGGTATCGCAAACCGGGCGATTACTTTCTCACTGGTGCCGCTGTTTTTTGTTCCGCTATCAAATGCAGGCTGGGCAAAGGAGGACGCCAACAAAATCGTTCTGTACGGCCCAGACGGGGGGATCCTGAAAACGGCCGATGGTGCCAGCAGCATTACGGTTGAACCCGGTAAAATCACCGAAAGCGCTGACGCCATTTACCTTAATGCGAAGGATATTTATCTGGGCGGCGGCACCATTCACCTCAATGGCCCGATCGTTCAGGGCGCTGGCGGCCAGGGGGGAACGTCAGCAGAGTTCATAGGCCCGGTGACCGTTACGAACGACGTTACTGCTGGTGGCGTCAGCCTGATGAACCACCCGCACGACGTTAAAAACGTTCAGGGAGGCAGTAGTACCGTCGAATCAGAGAAACCGAAGGCAGGCTAACAATGAGAACATGGGGGCGCGTAGCCGACAAAGACGGCAATAAAAAATGGGTGCTGGTGGAGCAGGACGATTCGGGAGACTTTTCTTACGGCTGGCTGACCACGCTGATCCAGACGTTAAAGCTGGGACTCGGGGAATCACCTTTTTACGCGCAGTACGGCATCCCTGCGCAGCAGTCTATCGTACAGCAAATTTACCCGGACTATTACGTCAACATGACGCAGCAACAGTTCTCCGGCTATTTTGCATCACTGGCCATCACGAAGGTAAGTGGGGCGAAAAACCCCACCTACAGAATTGATGTCGTGTTTTTTAACGGCGCGTCATACCGGCAGGACGTTGCGGTATGATCTCTAGAAGGCCTGAATCTGCATAGCGGCAGACCGTTGAATGAGCTGGGCGAGCTCCATCGACTTCATGGCGGCCATATCCTCTGCCAACTCAACAACCCATCCGGTTTTCCTGAGCATCCAGATTAGATCCTCAGCACTGGCGACCATTTCCCCCTGGCGCAGCGGCCGCATTTCTATCACGCAGCCAGATTCCACCGTAACGACATACTGGAAATTTATGCCGATTGGGAAGATGGGCATTGCCGGGTTTGCTGGCTGTGGTTCTTTCGGCATCAGCTCGCCTTCCAGCGCCAGGCGGTGAACGTATTCTATTGCCGCTGGCAGGAGTTCGGGTTCCAGCTGCTCGATAGACTGAACACCGAAGCGCTGATGGATAATGGAATAAGCTTCGTCATATGGAAGGGCTCTTTTGCTCACCAGCAGGTTGACGGCATCGCGCAGCGGTGTGCGTTCGTCTACTGTTGTTTTGGCTATCGCCGCGGCTTTTTCTGGCTGACCAGATACCAGGGCATCGTAAGCGCGGATCACTTTGAGGTAAAACTCAGCGTCTATCCACATAGCGTATGCGTAAACAAGTTCTTTGCAGACGTAGGTTCCACCTTTGCAGCCGCGCTGAGTGTGAACAGCCTGAAATGCCCAGATCTGGGCATTTGTAATTGCCACAATAAGTTCACTTGTTTGCTCGAGGCGCATCCAGCGATTTGGCTCGTGGCATTTTTTACTACCAGACGCTTTATGCAGATCGTTAATGGAGTAACGACCCTCTGGATCCTGATGGATTACGATATCTGAAATGATGATTTGGTTAGTCATGATGAACTCTTGTACTTTTTTCGAAAAAGAAACCACAAAGTGGTGCCGGGAGGTTCGAAACGGTTACAAGTACCGTGGACTTATTCCCCGTTGCCGGGTGTTGTATTAGTCGCCCTCCCGACCTTGATCGGGGTGTGACCGCGCAATGCGTTCACTAAATGACAGGCATAAAAAATCCAACACTATCGGGGTTGGTTCAGACCGCTTGTAAGAGGTTTCGACACCTCGAAAACCAAAGATACCCAAAACATCAGGTATGGTCAACTGCAGAAATGAAAAAGCCCACGCAAGTGGGCTTTGCCGCCTTGAGTCTAGTAGCGCTAATTACTTTCCGAGGTGGCATTTGCAACTATTTTGTGCAACCACCACACCCTATTATACTGGCATGATTGCATTTCACTCCAATTAATGGTGGGTGAATGCTCATCATCTTTAACGCCATCTTGGTTTACGAAAAAAACATCGCATAAATAATTTATTTTGTTCGTGAATGTTTTTACGGAATCTTTAATGTTTGCTGCTTTTTCTTTTATTTTTTTTAGGTCTGACTCTGGTACGGTTCTATTTTCATAATTATCAATCATTGTATTTATTTCTTTTTTAAGTCTATCAGTTTCATCAGAAATGCAGGAATTCCACTGCCCTCCGGTTTGAGCGGTGCTGATACATTGCTTTAGCATCGTAGAATAAGGTGATGATGGCTCTTGTGAATCAAGCCAACCAAATGATATATAAGGTGGAATCCCCAAGGAGTCTTTCGCAAATGTTAAATTACAAGAAAAGGCAATCAAACACATCGATATCATTGCAAATAATTTCATTTAATTTCCATTCTCTAAAATCATATTAACCAATACGGAAATAATATGTCAGATCTTCCAATAATTATGACGGAATCGGGGGCTCAGCCCACGCCACCAAAAACACTGCTTTCGAATCTTATCACAAGAGTTTCGGATAAGGTGCCTGGTTATACTGCAAATTTACCCGCAGGACTCATTGCCGACCTTGCGGGTACAGCGACAGGCGCGATAGCGCTTATTGACCAGGCGCGGGTTGATTTAATCAATTCGGTCACCCCTTATGGTGCCAATATCCCGCTACTGATGCAGCTGGGTGACATCTACGGCGCCGAGAAGGGTGTAGGAACCAACACCTCGGTATACGTGACGTTTATTGGGCTGCCAGGGTTCCCGATACCGAAGGGTTTCACTGTGTCTGATGGCAACCATCAATACGCAGTGGTGAGGGATACCGTCATACCAGAATCAGGGCAAACGGAGCCGATCTATTGCCTGGCCACCTCTCCGGGTTCCTGGGCGGTGCCGGAGGGTTCGGTTACGCAGATAATCACCTCCGTACCGAAAGAGCAGCCGGTTACGTGCACAAACTTAAAGGCCGGGCTTCCCGGTGCCGGTGAGCAGTCCTATTCAGCGTACCGCGCCCAGGTTATGACGCTGGGCATGTTTGGTGTGCAGGGTACAGCTGATTGCCTGCGCGCGGCGCTTGGAAAGGTGGAAGGCGTGCAGGTCAACCTCATCTCTTATCGCCAGGCGGCGCTGGGTAAGTGGGTGGTGGTGGTCGGTGGGGGCGATCCGTACGAGGTCGCATACGCGATTTACAAGTCGATCCCCGATATCTCGGTGCTGACAAACGACGTCTCCAACCCGTCCGGGGCGGCCGTTGATAAAAAGCAAATCCCCCTGTCGGTTTATCCTGACGAGTACGTTATTCCGTACGTTTCACCCTCCTCTCAAAACGTGCTGGTGCTCGTCACCTGGAACACGGCATCTGCGTCTTACGTTGATCCGACCGCTGTTTCTCAGGCGGTGCAAAAGCCGGTTTCAGACTATGTGAATGGTATCGCCGTCGGGCAGCCAATCAACGTTTACGAGATTCAGGAGATTTTCCTCAATTCGGTTGCAGGGCTTATTCCGCGCTCAATGGTGTCGCTGATAGATATACAGGTGGGCATCAACGGAACGATCGTCCCGCCGGTCGCCAACACAAGCCTCATTTATGGCGATACGTATGGTTATTTCAGCACGTCACCCTCTCAGGTTCAGGTAAGCAAATATGCAAGCACTGATTAAAAAAATTATCCCAGCCTATCCGTTTGTGCAGTACCGGGATGATGAAAACGTGGTTGCGTTTTTTGATGCCTATAACGAAATGGCTCAGCTGTATCTCGACAGCCTCAACGAGCTGGGCTTGCCGTGCTGGACGTCTCCCGCGATAACGGGTCTTCTGCTGGACTGGATTGCGCAGGGCATTTACGGCGAGACGCGGCCACTGCTGCAGCTATCCGAAGAGGCGATCGCGCAGGGTGCCTATAACACCATCGAGTACAACCGCATACCGTATGCCGGGTTAAAAAATTACGCGCCCGGATCCGCCTCTTACGTCCCTGATGATTACTTTAAGCGGATCCTCACCTGGAATTTTTATAAGGGTGATGGCTCACATTTTTGTATCGACTGGCTGAAGCGCCGGGTGGCGAGATTTATTCACGGTACCAACGGGATTGATCCGCCGCTGCAGGATACTTTTGACGTCAGCGTCACGGTAGAGTCCGGGACGTTCTCAATTGCCATTCCAGAGTACGGCAATGGCGTTGGTCGGTTCCTTAAAGATGCGATTGACCAGCAGCTGGTGAAGCTTCCATTTATTTATAATTACGCAACGACGGTGGTTGAGAAATGATTACTGGATTCGGAAATAACGTTGTTTCTGCGCTGGCGGCAGACATTACAGCCAGCCAGACAACGATTCAGGTTATGCCCGGCGCGGGGGAGGCATTTGCCAGACTCCTGACTTACGATTACCAAAATTCATCAAACGATCTGCGCGTGTACGCAAAAATCACGCTTACTGATGCCGGGGAAACGGAATTCGAGGTTTGCCATTTAACGGCAGTCAACAATGATTTGTTAACTGTGCTCAGGGGGCAGGAGGGGACAAGTGCAAAGGGTTGGTCACTTAATGATGTGGTGGCAAACTTCGCGACGCGCGGATCTGAAAATCAGTTTGTGCAGATTGAACACCTGCAGAGCGGTCATTACACATCTGGGGTGGCGGGCGGCACCGCAAACGCATTAACTCTGGATTTGCCGGCATCATATTTTGTTAACGGCTCAACATCATGGGAGCTGCGTGCGCCACTGGTGGTTTATCCCGCCTCAAATAACACTGGCCCTGCAACGCTTCAGCTGACTATGGGGGGCAGGCCTCTCGGAACGTTTAAGCTATACAAGGGGAATAAGGCGGAATTAACAGCTAACGATATCCTCAAGGATGTCGGTCTGGTTTGCGTTCTTGATAAAACCAAGGCGTTTTTTAATGTTTCTAACCCGGGCGCTATCTATGCGGGATTGGGAACGGCGGCATTTAGAGATGTCGTCACATCCCCTACAGATACAACAGCAGGAAGGGTGCTGACAGTTGGTTATGGTGGAGTTGGTGGGTATGGCACTACGATTTTACTGTCTGCCGCAGACGCAAAAAAACCACAACCCAATGGCTTTTACGGCGTCAACTCTGACCCTACCTATGGCAATGCTGCCCTAATCAGTTTCGGCTATGACTCTGGCTCGCAGGTTCACATCATTGCAAAACAGGGCGGGCAAGCTCCCATCATCGGTCTTTGTGGTTCGACGCCTCGGGGTGTGTTTGGTAACTGGGGGAAGATTTACACCGAGTTTCAGAAGCCAACCGCCGCTGATACCGGGGCGTTACCCTCATCTCCGAACAGCCTGACGGTTGACTTAAACACTCTGGGCGCAATGACCAGCGAAGGCGTTTATTACCAGACCACCAATGCGGGCGCTACAGCTGCAAATCACTACCCGGAACAGGCGGCGGGGACGCTATTTGTTACGCGCTCCGCGTATGGTTGCCAGCAGATGTATATCACGTACTCGAACAGAATATTCGTCAGGGCATTGACGGGTAACTGGACTGGTTCGGGTCCGTGGTCCTCCTGGGTGGAAATGTACGGACCAAGCAACAATCCAACGCCTGATAATGTTAACTGCATCCAGCGTGATGGCTGCCATATAGGTGGGTTTGTTGCAGGGGATGTGGCTCAGCCATATATGCGTCACACTGCCAGCAATTTAGTTGTCAGGCTGGCGAAGGTTGGCGATTCGTATACCAAAGCAGAATCGGACAACGGCTATGCAATGAGTCCAAATCAGGCT